TCATCGCCGGCCTCGCTTCCAGTCGTCGAGCCGGGCGTAGATGGTCACGGCGATGCCCGCGAGCGCCACGGCGATGAACACCCAGCGCAGCGTGTCGAGATACGGCACCAGCGGAAGGACCGCGGTCTGCGTCTCGGCCAGCACGCCCTGCGCGACCTCGACGCCCGCCGCACCCAGCGTCGCCACGCCGGCCGCGCCGCCTCCTTTCATGGTGCGGCTGTCGGCCAGCACCTCGCGCGCCGGCGGGGTCTCAGCCGCGAAGGCGGTCGGCCGGACCGGGAAGCGCTCGCCCCATTGCCGCGCAGGTCCGAGGTCGACATGGATGAAGCCCGAGCGCGGGTAGAAGCCGAAGCCGAGGAACCCCACCGCCCGCGCCGCGGCCTCGAAGGCCACCGGGTCGTGGTTCGTCATGGCGATGTCAAAGGCGGCGCCGTCGAGATGCTTCGACCGGGTCGCGCCACCGACGGCGCGGTTGTGCTCGGGGCTGCGATAGGCCGAGCGGACGATCAGGGGCTTGCCCAGCCGGTCGCGCAGCGCTTGCAGCCTGTCGAGCGCGGGTTCGTTGATCAGCAGCTTGCCGGTGCCGCGGCAGGCGATCTCGGCGGGCGAGAAGTTGGGCCAGCGCCAGGCATTCTTCGGCACGTCACGCCAGTGGCGGTGGAAGGTCGTGGTCATGGGGTCCTCCAGAAATGAAAAACCCGCCTCGAGGGCGGGTGTGGGTGAGCCGATGGATTAGGATGAGGCGGCGGCGCTACGGGGTGCCGCCGAAGATCTTCAGCTTGATGGCGATGCCCGCCAGCAGCGCCAGCATGACGCCGGTGGTGATCATGCGGACGGCGGTTTGCATCGCGGTGCGCCGCACCAGCCGGATGCAGTCGACCAGGGAGCGCAGATCGCGGATGTCGAGGGCTGCCTCCTTGCCGTCGAGGCCGACATCGGCGAGCGCGCGCCTGGCGCCTTCCTCGGCGGCGCGCGTCAGGATCGCCTCGAACTCGGCGTCCGGCATGCGCACGAAGCCCTGCTCGGATCTGGGTGGTGACATGAGTTCTTCCTCACGCTGCTCAGCCGACCTTGCAGCCCCAGAAGGACGTATGGTCGGCCGCGAAGTAGCCGTCTGCGACCCGGAAATACCCCTGCAGCTCGACAGTATCGCCCGCGGTCAGTGGCACCATGGTCTGCAGCCAGATGGCGGTGGCGAGCGAGACGTGGGTGGCGGAGATTTCACCGAGGGAGCCGCGGATCTCCGTGGCGCCGTTCAGCACGAGCCGCCCGCGCATGCGCGCGGTGGTGCTGGCGTTGACCTTGTAGAGGAGCGTCGCGCCGAAGAGGTACGTGCCGTCGGCAGGCGCCACGAACCGGTTGTTCACGGCGTCGAAGGCGCCCTGATCATTGTACTCCGTGTTGTTGAGGCCGATCCTCGTCCAGGTCCCGACGCCCACGTAGTTGTCGTAGTTGGTGAAGGCCTTGAAGCGCGGGAGCCGGGGCTGGTCGACGATCCCGGTGGCGTTGTCGACGCTGAGCCCGTCGAAGAAGGTGTTGCCGTCGGCGGAGACCGCCAAGCGGAACCGGTCCGAGCCGAAGAGGCCGACCAGCGCCTTGGTCACGAAGCCGGTCTGCAGCGTCAGGCCAAGATCGTCACCGGCGGCCTCCTTGTTCATCGTGTAGAAGAGATCGCCGGTGCCGCCTTCGGCCACGGTCTTCGCCGTCCAGAGCGCGGCGTTCAGCTTGGCCGAGAACGGACTCGACGCGTCGGCTGTCGTGCCGAGGCCCAGGAGCGCGAGGTTCTGCAGTGCCGCAGGCGTCGTGCCGACCCAGCGCGCTCCGTCGTAGACCAGCAGCACGCCCTCGTCCTCCACCCATGCCCGCCAGCCGGCCCGGGGTGGCAGGCGTAGCCAGGCGCCGTCGGTCCAGACCGCCACATTCACGTCCCAGCCTGCCCAGTCACCTGTCGCGCTTGAGGCGACGATGTAGCGATCGCCATCAGCGGGGCTGACAGGCGGAGAAGTCAGGTCGCGGTCGAGAACCGAGAGCTGGACCAGCCCGTCGAGCAGCCGCAGCGCCTCGTTGTGGGTGACGTGCTTTTGGGCCTGCGCCGCAAGGATGTAAGGCAGCAGGAGATGGGTGGTGGCATCGGACATGGGATGGCCTTCAGAGTATCAGCGTGACGGTCTTTGGCGCGCCCCGGCCGACGAGGGCGGAGAGCTGGAAGATGCGGACGGTGAGGCTGTCGCCGGGACCGAGCGGCGCGCCCCAATCGGCGGTCTGCTGGGCTCCCGTGTAGACCGCGCTGGCGGCGGTCGAAGACAGCACCCGCTTCACGGTGGCGCCGTCTAGGATTTCGACCTCGTAGGCTTCAGTCTCCTCGGCGAGAGCCGCCTCAACCGCACCCCAGCTGTCGGCAGAGAGGGCTCGGGACCGGCGCGTCCAGCGGATGGTCAGATCGCCGGGCGTGCGCGGCGTGCGCCATGGCTGCTGGACATGGGCGACCGAAAACGGCCGCAGCCCGACGCCATCTGGGGTGAAGGACTGCGCGACATAGGTCTCGTCGCTGACCGAACGGCTCGCCGGGCCGACGCGCCAGTTCCATGGGATCCCGAGATCGGCCTCGGCAATCGGCAGCGGCGCGAGGCTGTCGTCGAGTACCACGACCCGCGCGCCGGCGGGCGCCGGGTTGCCCATGGCGCCCTCGGTGCCGCGCTGACCCCGCAGCAAGCGGGTCAGCCGATACCGGCTGGGCGCCAGCAGCTCCGCCGCCCCCGCCTGCACGATCTCCCAGACACCCGGCGCACTCTCGATGGCGAGCGCGTTGGCGCCGCCGAACAGGGTCAGGTCCGTGACGCTTTCCAGCGTGCCGATCAGCAGATCGACCACCAGCGCATTGCCGAGGTCGAAGCGCGACGTCGGCCCCGTGTAGAAGTCCGACACCAGCACCCCGATCCGGGCGCGACTGCCGAACGTGGTCAGCAACTCGAAGCCATCGGTTGAGGGGCTGCGGAACACCGCCATCTCGCCAGGCCAGGGAACGACATGCGCCGCCACCAGCGGCCGATGCGCGGGCTGGTCCTCGGTCAGCTGCGGCAGATCCATCAACACCGCATCCGGCGCGCCGAAGACGACGGCCCGCGTCAGCGAAGCCGCGCGGGGATCGCCGGGCGGCAGGTCGTAACTCGCCCGGTCCTGGCGGACCGCCTCGATGCCGCGCGCCTCGGCGTCGGCGATGGAGACGAGCCGCAGATCGACCAGCCGCCCGTCGTGCTCCAGTCGGATCACATCGGCCGGATCGAGCGTCAGGCGCGAGGGCGGCAATCGGAACGCCGCCGTCTCGCGCCCCACCCACGCTTCCATCAGCGCGCGGCGGCAGCGCCGCTCCGCCTCCTCGGGCGGCACCGCCATCGGGAAGCTCTCCGAGGCGATCCGCGTGGTGTCCACGGTGATGCGGCGCGCCTCGACGAGGGCCGCGTCGTAGTCCTCGTCGGCGCGCGCGACCTGCCATTTCAGCGCCTGCGGCAGTTCGGTCTCCTGGCCGCGCGTCAGTTCCAGCACGTCTCCCTCACGGGCGGCCACCAGATCGTCGGGCGCGATGGTGGCGACGGAGGCCCGGCCGCGCATGACGAAGCGGATTTACGCCCTCGGTTTCGACGGCGTCGAAGCCGAAGTGGCGCGACAGCGTGGTGATCGAGGCGCGCGGGCTTTCCAGCGCTGTGATGGCGTAGCCTTCGACCGCGCCCCAGAGGCCGGAAACGTCGATCCGGGTCTCGGGCAGCCCGGCGCGCAGGCAGAGGTGCCGGACGAGTGCCGCCAGCGACACCGCTCCCAGCCGACCGGTCAGCCAGTGGCCGAGCCGCCAGTTCGCGCCGTCTGTCCAGACGTCGGTCAGCGCCGGGAAAAATGGATAGGGCCGCGCGTCCCATGTCCAGGCGGCGCATTCCGGGACATGCACCATGCGGCCGCCGTAGACCGAGGACTGCGGGTTGTTCGCCGGGGCGCCCCACCAGAGATAGGTCGCCTCGAGATAGGCCCGCTGGATCGCGTCATCGCGCCAGCCCCGCGAGAAGTGCGGCGTGAAGCTCTCGGACGACTTCGGATCGAAGAAGACGTTGGGCTGGTTAGTGCCCCGGTCGATGGCGGGACAGCCGAGCTCGGTGAACCAGACCGGCTTGGACTGCGGCACCCATGCCGTCGGCGTCCCGCTCTCTACCCCGCCCGGGCGGTTGTAGTGCGGGTTCGACCACCAGGCGCGCAGATCCTTGTAGCGGAAGACCCACGGCTTGCTGGCGGCGCCATCGGTGATCGCGGTCCGGACCTGCGCCGAGCGATCAGCGGCGCTGGCATAGAACCAGTCGAAGCCTTCGCCGCCGGCGATGTTCGCCTGCAGGTAGGCCCGGTCGTAGATTGCGGGCCAGCCCTCGGCCGCGTCCGCATGTTCGAACCCGTCGCGCCAGTCCGACAGCGGCATGTAATTGTCGATGCCGACGAAATCCATCTCGGGATCGGCCCAGAGCGGATCGAGGTGGAAGAACACGTCGCCGCTGCCGTCCTGCGGATGGTGCCCGAAGTACTCCGACCAGTCGGCGGCATAGCCGATCTTCGTCCCCGCCCCGACGATCGAACGCACATCCGCAAGGAGGTCCCGGTAGGCCTGCACAGCGGGATAGCTCGCGGCGCCGCTGCGGATTGTGGTCAGGCCGAGCATTTCCGAGCCGATCAGGAAGGCATCGACGCCGCCGGCAGCTTTGCAAAGATGGGCGTAATGCAGGATCATCCGGCGCAGACCCCAGTCGCCGACCGTGCCGGTCCAACTGACGGTCTCGCCCGAGACGCTGAAGCTGGAGGGCGTGGCCGCGCCGAACAGCGCCGCGACCTGGCTTGCGGCCGTGGCGGTCTTGTCCACCGACCCCCCGAACCCCGCTGCAGGCGAACAGGTGATCCGCCCCCGCCAGGGGAACGCGGGCTGACCTGCCTCAGCAGCGTTGTCGGAATACGGGTTCGGCAGCGTGTTGCCGGGCGGCACATCCATCAGGATGAAGGGATAGAAGGTCACGCGCAGCCCGCGCGCCTTCATCTCCCGGATCGCCTGCACCACTGCGAAGTCGGACGGCGTGCCGCCATAGACCGGGCGATCCTGGTCGTCGCGGCTCACGAGGAAGGCACTGTTGCGGCTAATGCCATTGACCGACCAGCTGATGGGCGTGGTCGATTTGGCCGACACTTCGACGCCCGGCCGCACCTTGCAGGATCCGGCGCGCAGATCGTCGCCGAACCAGGCGACGACGAGGCTGACGCTCTCGACCGCAGGCGCCATGGCCTGCAGCCGGTCCAGCGCCTCTACCATGTCGGTGGAGTCGGCCAGCGCGTTCAGGTTCTCGGGCACGGTGGCGCCGCCCGGACCCGCCGACTTCTTCACCGGCACGGTCGCATAGCTGAACTCGCCCGAGGCCGGGATCATGGTGACGGCGTGGGTCAGCCCCTCGGCGGTGTCGGGGTCGGCGAGCGGACGGAACACCTCGAAGGAGAGCTGCGGCAGGCGGTTGCCATAGCTGGAGAGCGCCAGTTCCTCGAAGACCACATAGGCGGTGCCGCGATAGGCAGGCGTGCTGGCCGCGCCCATCTTCGCCGCGATGAACGGATCGGCGGTCTGCGCCTCGTCGCCGGGATACCAGCGCCAGGTGACGCCGGAGAGGTCCATCGGCTTGCCGTCCGCCCAGATGCGACCGATGCCGGTGATCGGACCCTCGCACAAGGCGACGGCGAAACTGGCGTAGTACAGATACTCGGTCGTCCTGACCTTGCCGCCCCCGCCGCCCTTGCCGCCGCCTTGCGTGGTGGTTTTGGTCTCCTCGCGGAAATCCGTCGCCCAGATGATGTTGCCGCCCATGCGCATGCGCCCGTAGAGCCGCGGGATGACCGCGCCCTCGGTGGCCGAGGTGATGCGCAGCGTGTCGAGCCGCGCGCCCTCGATGCGCTGCGTGGGCGCCAGCGACGAGATGATCCAGCTGTCGACGACCGAGCCGATGGTGGAGCCGATGAAACCGCCGATGGTCGCTGCGCTGACGCCAAGGATCGCGCCGCCGATCGAACCGCCAATGGCGGCGCCAGCGGCACCGAGAACGAGGGTGGCCATGTCGGGGGTCTCAGCGTTGCGGAAACAGGAGGGCGAAGGCGATGCGCCGCCGCCAGGATGGAGTGAGCGGCTCCTCGATCACGCCGAGCCGCTCGTAGGCGTGGAGGAAGGAGCCGGGACCGGTCAGGATCCCGACATGCTTGGCGATGGCGCGGGGCTTCATGCGGAAGAGGACCAGCGCGCCAGGACCAGCGGCGGCGGGCGACACCTCGATCATCATCCGCCGCGCACCCTCGGCCAGAACCTCGCGCGGGCCCGTCTCGCCCCAATCGCGGCTGTAGGGCGGGATCGGGAAGGGTTCAGGGCCGACGACCTCGCGCCAGACGCCGCGCGCGAGCCCGAGGCAATCGCAGCCGACGCCGCGCAGGCTCGCCTGGTCGTGGTAGGGCGTGCCCACCCAGGAGCGCGCAATGGCGATGACGCGGGTGGGATCGGCCGGGGTCACAAGACACCCCCGTCATGCCCGCCATCCTTCGTCGCGTAGCGGAGCACGGCGTCCTGGCCGGGGATGTGCGGGAAGCCGCGGAAGTTGGCGGTGTTCGCGAACTTCGCGCCACAGGTTTCCATCCGTTTGTCGCAGCCCGCCCGAATGGTGAAGGCGTCGCCCTCGGTGATCGCGCGCACCGGCGCCTCAAGCAGGGTCAGCACGGCGATGCCGTCACTGAGGTCATGGCCCAGCACTTCGGTGCGCCTTCCGGCATTCGCCCCGCTGGTCCACTCCAGCGTGCCGAAGGTGAACCAGCCGGAGGCGAAGCCGCCGAGCCCGGAGGCGGTGAAGGCCCGGTCGCGCAGGAGATCGATGACAACGCCCGTGCCCCTTAAGGCGGGATCCTCCAGATCGACGCCGCAGCGTGCATCGCCGAGCGCGGCATCGCAGGTCGCCTGAAACGTCCGCCCGACGGTCTGGCCCAGCACATGGGCCAGCGAGCGGACTTCGGCGACGAAGGCGAGCCGCCCGCGCCGGATCTGGCCGATGGCGCCGCGCCGCATCAGCACGCGCTGGCTCGTGTCGGTCCAGTTCACCCGCCAGACTTCGACCTCCGCATTGTCCCAGCGTCCGTCGAGGATGTCGGTCTCGGTGATCCGGTCCGAGGTCAGCACGCCCTCGGCGTCCTGAGCATCGACCGACAGGTCCGAACCCGAGCGTACCTCGGAAGCCGTCAGCCCGCTCTCGGGCTCGAAGTCGGTGCCAATGAGGCTCAGCGTCCGGTCGTGGTCGGTGAAGCCGAAGGTGACACCGTCCGAGCGGGTGATCCGCCAGCACCAGGCGAGCGTGGTCGTGCCCTCCTCGAGATGGGCCTGCAATGCGGGGTCGAAGGTCTTCATGCTTCGGTCCAGTTACAGGTTGAAGTGTAAAGCCCATATCTTTACATTCCGGGTCAGTCATCGCAGGAGCAAGCGCCATGGCCGCGACACCCAATGAGGACGCCCGGCGTCGTTCGCTGATCAATCTTCGCGTCACCTCGCGTGACCGCGATCTGATCGACCGTGCCGCGGCACTACTCGGCAAGAACCGCTCGGAATTCATGACGGAGGCCAGTCGGCAGGCGGCCGAGGATGCGCTGTTGGACCGCACCGTGTTTCAACTGGATTCCACGCGGTTCGCGGCCTTCATGGCACAGCTTGACGCACCGCCGGCGCCGGACGCGCGCCTGCGCAAGCTGCTGGCCACGCCTGCGCCATGGGAGAAATGACGCAGGGCGACATGCCTTTGCGAGCGCCGGAGCCGCTGAATGACAGGCATCTGCTGGATGACTTCTCGTCGGGAGCGCTGACGCTGGATGGCTGGCTCAAGCGCAAGGCGCGCGCCAATCAGGCATCGGGCGCATCGCGCAGCTATGTGCTCTGCCGGGGTGAGAGGGTCGTCGGCTTCTATGCGCTGGCCGCAGGCTCGGTCAGCCACGATGTGGCGCCACGCAAGCTCAGGCAGAACATGCCCGACCCGATCCCGGTCATCGTTCTGGGCCGGTTGGCGGTAGACGCGTCCGAGCAGGGAAACGGTCTCGGCCGTGCGCTCCTGCGCGATGCGGTGCTGCGGATCACGGCGGCGGCGGACGAGGTGGGCATCGCGGCCATTCTGGTCCACGCCCTGAACGACCGCGCGAAGGCCTTCTATCTCGAGGCGGGGTTTGCCGAGACGGCGGTGGAGCCGATGACGCTCTTCCTGCGGATCAAGGATGCCCGGGCGCTGATCGGCGCGGGGTGAGGCTTCATCTGCGGATCTCCACGAGCGGGATGGACGTGATCGAGCCGAGCCGCTCGAGGTCGAGGGTGACGTCGAGCACGTCGGTGTCGAAGCGGACCGGCACGTCGAAGGCGAAGCCCGCGGTGACAGCGACGCCGGTGCCCGGCGCGGCGCTGAAGGTGACGACACCGGTCGTGGCATCGACCGACCAACCGGAGGCCTGCTCGACACCGGCGAGCGCGATGCGCACGCTGCCGGTCACCGGCTTGGTAATGGCCCGCGTCCAGGATTGCGCGCCGGAGGCGTAACGCTTCACCAACTGGAAGGTGGTCGTCGGGCCGTCGCCGGTGCCGATTGGCTGATCCAGTGGAGAAGGCGTGCCCGAGGGCAGGCACGACTTGTGGTCGCCCCAGTCCTTGAAGCGGAAGCCGTAAAGGCGGCCGTTCCTCGCCTCGAAGAAGGCGACCACCGCCGCCAGATCGTCGGCTCGGCGGATGCCGTAGGCCACGTCATAGCGGCGGCGGGAGTTCGCCCAGCTGGCGTTGCGTTCCTCGTCGCCCGAGGCGAGCTCGACGATCTGGGTGCGCCGCTCCGGTCCGCCGCGCGCACCGCGGCTAATGTCATCCGGAAACCGGACTTCGTGAAACGCCATCAGTCCTCTCCGAGATTCGTGCCGCGCCGTTCTGTTGCGGCGTCGGGCTCACATGCCCCTTCGCCCGAGCGAAACTGCCCGGGCGATATCGGCAGCGATCTGTGTGTGGGACCGCCGGAAGCTCTCCGCATCCCGCGCATGGATCGTGACATTGACCGTCGGCGCGCTTGCGCCACCGTAACCGGCGGCCTCGCGGCGCGAGAGCACGCGCTCGCCGCGCTGCAGGATCGCGGGTACTTCGTCGGGGCGCAGCCCCGCCCAGCCGCCGCTGTGCATTCTTGGCGCCCCTGCAAAGGCGAGCGCGGGGACCATACGGGCGGGACTCGGTGCTCCGACCATCCCGCCCGCGTGCAGGACGTCCGCAAACAGCCCCCCGGCACTGCCGAGAACACCCGACAGCGCATTCGCGATCGGGCGGAGAATGAAGCGCCGCGCCGCGAGCTTGGCGAGATCGGCAATCAGCGAGGTGACGAGATCGCGGAAGTTCAGCTTGCCGGTCTTCACGAACTCGCCGATGGCGTTCTCGGCACCCTGAAACGCGCCGACCAGCGCCTGACCGACATCGCCGCCGATGTCGCGTGCCTTCGCGGCATAATCGGCGAGCGTCGCGCCGACCGCGGCCCAGCCAGTAGCTGCCTGATCCGCGCCGGTTGCCGCGTCTTCCCCGGCCTGGCGACCGGCTGCGCCAGCGCGACCCGCGGCACCGGTGGCGCCGTCCAGCGCATCGCTCAACCCGAGGGCACCGCCCGTCGCCTCGTCGAGCGCACCCCCGGCCGCGTCTCCGGTGCCGGTCACCGCATCCTTCAGCGTCTGCCAGCTTGCCATCGGCCGCGACGCGGCATCGGCAAGCATACCGGCCGCCTCGCGGTAGCCCTCGGCGCGTCCGCGCGCAGCCTCCGCCATGGCGCCCAGTCCGGTGTCGGGGGCGGTGACATAGGTCCTGCCCATGGCGGCGTTGAAGGCATCGGCCGCAGCGGTGCCGGCCGCCGTCGCAGCCCCCTCGAACGGGTTCGCGACCCGCCCCAGCGCCACCGGATCGAGCGTGCCGATCCGCACCCCACCTTCGCCGACCGCCCAGTCGGGCAGCAGCTCCAGCGCGGCATTGAGGCCGCTGATGAAACCGTTGATCCGGGTGACGACGCCGTTCAGCATCGCCTCGACGCCGGAGATCAACCCGTTCGCGGCCTGGAAGGCGAAATCGCCGATCGCGCCGGGCAGGCTGCGCCAGATCGCCACGGCGCCGTCATAGGCACCCTGAAACACCGCGATGCTGCGGTCGCCGAAGCTGACCACGCCGGTGATGGTATCGTCGAGCAGGGTGAAGATGGTGGCTTTCAGCCCCTCCCAGGCCGCGCCGATCCTGGCCATCACCGCGTCGAGACGCAGCCCCATGCGGCTCCAGGCTTCGGCCGCGAGATCGGCGACGAGGCGGAAGGCTTCGCCTAGCCCACCGACCTTCTGCACGACATTCATCAGCTGGTAGATCAGCTCGCCGGCCAGCACGATCAGCGCGCCGATGCCGGTGCGCACGATGGCGCCGCGCAGCACGGTCAATGCGCCGGAAAGCGTGAGCGTGGCTACACGGGCGGCGAGGAAGGCCGCGACCCAGCGCCCGGCCATGAAACCGGCGAAGGCGATGCCGATGGCAGCGAGGCGTTCCATGTTGTCGGCGACCGCGATCAGCGCCGTGGCCACCAGCGACGAGGCGCCGAACACCTGATCCCACGTCCCGACCAGCTGCATCGCGGCATTGCCGACCAGGGTGAAGGCGTCGCCGATGGTGGCGGGCATGCTGTTGGCTTCCTCGCGCAGCCGCTCGAGATTGCCGATCAGGGCAGTCTGGATCACCGCGCCGGTGATGCGGCCCTCGGCGCCCGCCTGGCGCAACCCGGTGACGGTGGTGCCGAGGTCCGCTGCGAGGAGCTGCGCGACGCGGCCCCCTTGCGCGATCACGGTGTTGAGGTTGTCGCCCGAGAGCTTCCCCAGTGCCATGGCCCGGGCCAGCGCCGTCTGCACCGAGACCGCACGCTCCCCCTTGGCGCCCGAGACCACCATGGCGTTGTTCAGCGCCTCGGTGAAATCGAGGCTCTCGCGCGTGGAAAGCCCCAGCTCGCGCAGGGCGGTGGCGTTCGCCAGCCAGGATTCGGTCGTCTGCTCGATGCCGGAATAGGTCCGCCGTGCCATCGCCGCGAGGCGTTCCATCACCGCCGCGCCGCGTTCCTGCGAGCCGGTGGCCAGATCGACGCGCGACCGCAGGTCGGTCCAGCTGTCGGCATAGGCCACGATCTGCCGGACCGACAGCGCCCCGGCGACGATCCCCGCAAGGCGGCGCAGCACCGCGCCGGTGACATCGGCCTGCCGCTCGATGCGCTTGAAGCTTGCTTCGCCGGCATCGCCCACGCCCTGAAACTCGGCACGGACCTGGCGCCCACCCTCGGCGACGAGGCGGACGGAGACCTTCTTTTGAGCCATGATCCGATCCAGTCAGGTGAATATGTCATTGACATATGCGCCAATGACGCACACATAGCGTCATGACCCTTGTCTCGGTCGTCGAACTGCCCGAGTTCCAGCGCCGTGCACGCAGCCTCATGTCCGAGGCCGAGCGCATGGCGCTCATCGACTTCGTGGCGCGAAACCCGATGACCGGGGTCTCGATCGGCGGTGGGGTCAGGAAGTTCCGCTTTGCCCGCGAGGGCGGCGGCAAGAGCGGCGGCTACCGGGTCATCCACTTCTTCAGCCCGGAGGGTGACATGCCGATCTTTCTGATCACCGTCTTCGCCAAGAACGAGAAGGCGAACCTGACCCCGTCCGAGACGGAAGCGGTGCGTGAACTGGGCCAGTTGCTGGCGGCGAGTTACAGGAGGACGAGATGAACGAGGCGTTCAAGAGCATCGAACAGGGTCTGAAGGAGGCGCTGGCGCATGCGCGGGGCGAAGGTGCGGCCACGGTCCACGAGATCGAACTGCCCGAGCCGGATGTGCAGGCGATCCGCGCCCGCACCGGGCTGTCGCAAGGCGACTTCGCCCGGAGCATCGGCGTGAAGAAGGGCACGCTTCTGAACTGGGAGCAGCGGCGGCGCAGCCCGGACGGCCCGGCGCGGGTGCTTCTGGCGCTGATCGCCAAGGATCCGCAGATCGTGCAGCGCACGCTGGCCGGCTGAGTCGGTCAGCCATTCCTGCCGGCTTCATTGAGCTTGCGGACCATCACCGCCTCGATCTCGGGCAGGCATTCGGCCGCGATCAGCGGATCGACCCCGAGTGCTTGCGCCATGGCGAGCGCTGCACCCATGTCCCAGCCGAACACCGTGGCGCCGGCCATGCCGGTTGCGATGCGAAGCTGTCCGGTCAGGCGCTGTGCCAGATCCCAGACTTGCCAGCCCTCCGGTGTGAGGGGCCGGTTCAGCCGCGCCGGGCAGTCCGGGCACGGGCCTTCGCAGGCCGCGCAGTAGGCGTTGCCCCCTCCGAAGTGCCAGTCGGCGAGGGCGATGAGGCGTTTTTTTCCTGCTCCAGCATGAGATGCGGCGCGAGGCAGCGGGTCTGGAAGGCCTCGAACACCGGCCAGATGTCCAGCAGCGCGTCGATCCCTTCCGGGGTGACGGGAACCGGATTGCCATCGGCATCGCCGACGCCGTCCCAGCCGGTGACCACGCGGCGGGCGACGGCCTTCGCCATCACCAGTGCCTGTTCCTCCCTGCTTGCCTCCTCGGGCAGCGCCTCGACGGCAGGGTCGTTGCGGGCGGCGACCATGGTGGCGGTGGTGACGGGCCGGACGTGGAGACGTAGGCCATGGCCGAGATCGAGCCATTTCGGCTCGCTGGAAAGATCGAGACGGATCATGGTCAGTAGTCCTCGATGTCGTTGATGAGAGTGACGGTGCACATCCGCCCCAACGTGGCGTCGCGCGCGGCCTGCCAGTCGAAGCTGGCCTGAATGCCCTGCGGTCCGCCGATCTCGATGCGCGGGCGCGGCAGATAGACGGCGTGGACGGTGAAGGTGAAACTCTGGCCCGAGAGCAGGCTGTAGCCGAACTCCAATTCGCAGGGCGTGCCGCTGATTGCCTGGCTGACGAGCGTGCTGTCGGCGAAACGGACCTCCGTCCGGCCGGTGAGTGCCGCGATCGAGGGATCGGCGCCGTCGATCATGCCGTCGGCGCGGATGGTCTCGATCCGGTCGAGATTGTTGGCATAGGTGATCTCGGTCGAGATCACGTTGGCCAAGGCGGTGCCGTTGCGTTTGATCGCGCCGTTGAAATGCCCGAAACGGATCAGGTCCAGCTCCTCCGGTGTTCCCACGCCGCTGGTCGTGGCCACCGTCTCGTCCTGTGCCACGAGCCGCGCGGTGGCGGTCAAGAGCCCCGAGCGCTGCATCTGCCAGCTCAGCTGGTCCAGCACCACGCCGGAATAGATCGCATAGCGCGGCACTTCGGGCATGGCGGTCTCGATCGCCATGCTGGGCAGCGTCCAGCTGCCGGACTGGAAGGTATGGGTGAACGGTCCCGGCGCGGTTCCGGTGGTCGTTGGCGCGCCGAACGCCGCCTTCAGCCAGAAGCCGAACGCCTCGGCATCAATCGGCACCACCACATCGCCATCGGCGGTCACCGCATCCTTGACCGGCGCCAGCGGATCGCGGCCATAGCCGAGCAGTTCCGAGTTCAGCAGCGGCTGCTCCGCCCCCAGCGAGGTGCTGGCGAACGGCACCCGCGTGTACCCGCTCGCCGGCGGCGTGCCATAAGTCGTCTCGAACGCGAGCGCCATCCGCGCCCGCGCCCCTTGGGCGCGTGCCATGTCGTTCTCCTGTTGTCGGTGGGATCAGGCCAGCGGATCGGCCGTGGAGTGAGGCGGATCAGGCGACAGTCCAGTGGACTGTCGTCCCGCCGAACGCAGCACCCGCACTGACGGGGGCGTCAGCCAAGCGGGTCCGGGACAGAGTAATGTAGAATGACCGCGATCACGGCGGCCTTCAGGCTGGCCGCGCCGTCGACGGGAAGATCGACCGGCTGCGGCGCTTCCGCCTCGACCCAGTCGCAGAGACCGCCGAGCGTGCGGTCGGCGGCGAGTGCCGCGCCGATGCTGGCGCAGAGGGCGTCGAAGGTGGCGTCACGGTTGGTGCCCTGCACGACCGCCTCGATCTCGGCACGATGCTGGTAGTGGTAGGTGAGCGGCGACAACGTCACCTCGGGATCGCCGGGCTCACCATCGCGCAGGATCAACAACCCGGCTGCCGGCACGCGCTCGGGCAGCACCTCGCCGCGCAGGACTGTGGCGGGCAGCGCCGAGAGCTGCGCATGCAGCGCGGCGAGGATGGTTTCGCGGGTGGTGGGCATGGCGATCCCGGTTTGCCGGGACCGGCCCGGTTTCAGTGGTCCCTGTCGGACCTCGGTTCCGTGAGGACGGCAAGCCGCCGTGTGAGGTCCGAGCGGCCGTGGAGGAAATCGACGATGATCACCTGCTCGGCATCCTCGACGAAGATGACGAAATGCTGGCCGCAGCGCGCGAAGCGCAGATCCTCTGGCAGGTCAGGATCGATGATCCGACGGCAGTCCTGCGACATGGCGGTGCCCGCCGCGATGTCGCGGCACGCGGCGATGAGGTCTTCTTCATAGGCCGCCGCTTGTCGCGGGCCGAAAGTCTGATGCGTCCAGGTTGCGATGTCGACGAGTGATGCTTCAGCCTGTCGTGTCAGACGCCAGGGTTTCGGCATCACGATCGGGAACGCGCCGAGGCAAAGGCGCGCCGGATCGCCTCCTCTCCATTCCCCTCGGCCAGGTCGCCCCGGCGCCCCTGTTCAAGCCCGGTCGTCAACCGGTGGCGCAGGTCGCCAAGCTCGGCTTCTTCGCGTTCGAGAAGCCGCAGCCCCGCCCGCAATGCCTCCGAGGCGTTCTGATAGCGCCCCGATGCCACCAGTCGGTCGACCAAAGCAGATTGGCTGTCGGTGAGAACGACGTTTCGGGTGGCCATGCAAGACTCCATCCAGGGCAGTGGCAATATATGCCAATGCTTCGTGGATGTCGACCTCTCACGCTGCAACCCGTTGGGTGGGCCTGCAATTCTGTTCTATAGTTGTTTCGATGCACGAGAGCGAAGAGGACGAAGGCCATGGCACGCAGCCTGCAGGAGAAACTCGCCACGCTCGACCCCGAGCGCCGCGAGCGTATCGCGGCCAAAGCCGACCACCTGCACACCGGATGCTGGGCGCCCATTCTCGAAAGCAAGATCACCTGCCCGCATTGCGGGCATGCGACAACCGAAACCATGCCGACGGATGCGTGCCAGTGGTTCTATGAATGCAAGGGCTGCGGCTCGGTTCTGAAGCCAAAGCCCGGCGAGTGTTGCGTCTATTGCTCCTGGGGCAGCGTTCCCTGTCCACCGATTCAGGCAGGGAGCGGATGCTGCGGTTGACCGCCCCGTTCATGGCTTTCCCTCCAGCCAGTTCGCCACGATCAGCCCCGGCACCGCATCGCGCGCCCGACCCGCGTCCCGCGCGAGGTCCAGCCGCTTCTTCAGCCTGACCTGCGGGACCAGCAGGAAGATCGGCACGGGGGCCAGCCCGCGGCCGGTCTTCGAGCGAGATGGTGAGGCGGGACCGTGGCCCCGGTGGGGCCGCGTAAGCCCGCCGAACGCACGGCCTTTCGTGTTCAGCCGCCCCTCGGCCACCAGCAGGCTCGGGCCGCGCCGGCGATAGACGAAGCGCAGGCGCAGGCCGGTGCGGCGCTCCCATTCGCCGGGGGTGATCCGGCCACCCCGGAGGGACTTGCCCGCCGCAGCTGTCGGGATCGCCAGCCAGAAGCCGTCCTTGGAGCGGATCAGCGGGCCGGTGTCATGAGCGCCGATGATGACCGGCGCCTTCGACCAGACCAGCGCCGCGGCGTTCAGGCTGGCCCGGCCTTTCGGGAACTGCTCGGACCGGATGGTGCGGGCAAGCCGCGCCCCCAGCCCTGCGCCGGTGATCTGCGCGCGCCAGGCGGTCTTGAGGCCGGTCCCGGCTTCGCGCATCGCCGTGGTGACGGCTTTCTCGCCGGCACGGGTCTCAGTCTCCATGATCCGGGCGATATCACCGACGATGTTGACGCCGAGCTTCATGCAGGCCTCAGATCGACGGTCCAGACCAGCCGTTCACGGTCGCGCACCGGCTCGCCCTGGATGAGGAAGGCCTCGCCGTCGATCTCGATCCGGTCGCCGGGACGCGGGCTCGCCACCTCGGCGAGACGCAGATCGAGCCGGGCTGTCTCCGACCAGAGGCGCGCCTCGCCAAAGCCGGTCACGTCGTCCGGCCGCCGCAGGATGGCGCGGACCAGCGACGGCGCGCCGCCCTCGGCGGTGTAGACGACGTCCCGCGCGAGATGCGCATCCGCGAAGAGCGCGTCGAGGGCGGCTTTGAGGCCGGTCATCAGGTCCGCCGCGCCGAGCGCAGCACCTGCGGCCGCGTGCAGATCGGCAGCGGATTGGACTCGATCTCGAGCCGTACCCACTCGTCGCGGTCCCGGTCAGGGATCGTGCGGGCATAGAGCGGCTGGCCCAGCGTGTTGACGGTCTCGAACGTGTCGGCGGGGGCGTAGTAGATCTCGAAGAGCCCCTCGATACCCTCGGGATAGAAGAAGGCCTTGTCGGTCGGCACGGTGAAGCCGACGCCGCCCCGGTAGCGGCGGAAGGTGATGCCGCCGAAGCTCACCTCGTCGGCCACGCGGCCGCGCAGGTCGGCGGCGGCTGCGGTATTGAGGTAAGTCTCCCGTACCTCCTTGTGGGCGACGAGATCGGCGAAGAAGGCCGAGCCGCATTCGGCACGAACCTGAACGGCGCCGGCCGAGAGCCCGCCCATCGAGTCCTCGACGCTCTCGATCAGCGCCTGGCAGCGCTTGCGCAGCGCCCCGGAGGCGGGGGTCGCGTTGTCGAGATCGAAGTCGATCTCGGCCGCCGGTGTGATCCCGAACTCGGTGAAGTAGTTCACCACCGTGGCGTGGTCCTTGGGGTCCTTCACCAGCCCCTGGATGCCGTTCAGCAGGTGGTACTCAAAAGTGGTCTCGGCGTCCTGGCGGAGCTTCCTGAGCCGGTAGGCCACTTCGGTCTGCACCTGTTGGGTTGCGCTTTCCGAGCCAAAGTCGCGGACGGACTGGATCTCGGAGGCCCAGAGCACGTCCTGCTTCTTGAACTGGCGGCAGACGAAGGCGCGCATCTCGCGGCGATCAGGAGCCTGCTGCTCGTAGGCCGAGCCGCGCTCGGAGAACGGGATCAGCGACAGCGTGCCGTCCCGGCTCTCGATGACGACCGTGCGCGAGCGCACGCCGCGCGGGCTGAAGAGGGCCGAGCCCGAGAGCAGCGCGGGCTTGAAGGGGATGTTCTCGAGCGCGCGGGTCAGCTCGACGATGGTGAAGGCATCGCCTTCGAAGATGTCCATGGTGGCCATGAGGATGCCTCCTGTCGGGATCGGGTCAGCGGACGAGGATGCCCGCGGCGAGGAGCGCCGTGTGGGCAGCCGCGATCTCGGCCTCGCTGGGCGTGCCCGCGAAGACGAGGTCGTAGCGGTTGACGATGGCAGGGCCGCGAATGAGCGCGACGGCCGGCGCGTCGCCACCAGACGCATCCGCCTTGCCCCAGAGCACGGCGACGGCGGTCTCGGTGCCGTCGACGGCGGCCGGGTCGTGGGCGGTGTACTTTCCAGACGCGGTGATCCTGCCGAGTACGGTGCCGGGCTGGAGCGTGCCCGCTGCGACGGTGATGGTCTCGCGGGTGTAGTCGCGGAAGGCTTCCCAGACGAGGAAGCCGCCGGGGTGTTTCCCTTCGACCAGCGTGGTCATGGTGTCATCCTTTCAGCTTGAAGGTGCGGGCGACGATCTCGCCCCAGGGGCGCGCGGCCGAGGACCGGCCGGGCTGCGAGTGATGGGGGGTGATCTCGGGCTCGGCCTCGGCCTTCGCGGCGAGGAGCGACGCGCGCACCTCGTCGAGGTTCGCGTCTCGCTCAAGGAACTCGCCGGCCATCTGCGGTTGGCCCGCGAGGCGGCACAGGTCGACGACGGCGCGGGCGTGGCCAATGGCCTGCGCGCGGATTGCGGCGGGATCGGGCGGTGCGCCGCTCGGCGGCGGGGTTTCGGCGGCCGGCTGCGGGGCATTGGAGGCGGCGGCCGGCTCGTTCTCGGCGCCCGCGACCTTGTCGCCTTCGGTGGCGCCGTCGGTATCCTCCTTCGCTTCGACCTCGGCGCCGTCAGCCGCGTCGTCTGCCTCCGCCTCCGCCTCGACCGCTTCGACCAGCACCGGCGGCGCATTGCGGAAGCGCCCGATGTCGAAGCTTGCGGCGATCCGGACGGGCTCGATCAGCCGGTCGGCGAAGCCCTGCGACACGGCGTCACTTGCATCGAACCAGGTCTCGGCGGCCATCAGCGCAGAGACCTCCTCCGGTGTCCGGCCGGATTTCAAGGCGTAGCCGGAGACGAGGCTGCCCTTCACCTTGTCAAGCGCCTCGGCCATGGCACGCATGTCCTCGGCCGTGCCCATGACCAGGCCTGCGGGGTCATGGATCATCAGGAAGGCGTTCTCGGGCATGACGATCTCGTCGCCCGCCATCGCGATGTAGGAAGCAGCCGAGGCGGCGATGCCGTCGATCCAGACCGTGACCGTGCCCTCGTGACGCTTGATCGCATTGTGGATCGCAACCGCATCGAAGACCGACCCGCCGGGGCTGTTGAGCCGCAGATCGACGGGCGTGCCCACGGGCAGCGCGCCGAGATCCGCAAGAAAGCCCTTCGCCGAGACCCCATAGGCGCCGATCTCGTCATAGATCGCCACCTCCGCGCCGGTCCCCCTGGCGCGGATCGCATACCAGCTTGCCATGTCGTCACTCCTGTTCGGTAGCCGGATCGGTCGCCGCCGCGCCGTCCTCCGTGTCGTTGCCGGCGCCAGCGCCGGGGTCGGGCCGTGTCGCGGGCGTCGCGCGGGCGCCCTGTGTCGCGCCGGGGCTGGTGCGGTAGCGCAGGCCGAGACCTGTCGCGCGCGCGACATCGGTGGCGTTCTCGCGGTCGACTTCCTCGATGTCGTAGCCGGTGGCCTCGACCACCTTGCGCCGCGAGGTGATGCCGGCTTCCATCGCGAGCACCTGCGCCTGGATGTCCTTCAGCGGATCGACCCAGTCCCAGCGCGGCGGGATCCATTGCACCGGCCGCACCGCCGCGGGATCGGCATCGAGCGCGCCCGATAGCACCGCCGTTTCCAGCCAGCGCAGCCAGACCGCGCGACAGAGCTGGTGCACGATCACGCCATGCTGCAGCTGGCCGATGCGGCGGCGGAACTCGACCAGCTCGGCGCGCAGGCTCGAGTAGTTCGCCTGCCGGACATCGCCGGTGACGAGGTGATAGGGCAGCCCCAGGGAGGCCGAGACCGAGAGAAGCGTGCGGTACTGGAACGCCTCGTAGCCGCCGCCGACATCCGCCGGGGACGAGAACTTCACGTCCTCGCCCGGCAGCAGCACCTGCATCGTACCGGGCTCGAGGCTCGCGATGGCAGCCCCGTCCAGATCGGCCTCTGTCTCTCCCATCATGGGGTCTTCCGGCGCGGTCTTGGTGATGAAGCCCGCGAACATCGCCGCGGTCTTCTTCCGGTCGAGCTCGGCGTCGTCGTACTGGTCGAGCAGGAACAGCCGCACCATGGCCGGCGCGATATGCGGCAGGCCTCGGATCTGGCCCGCGTCGATGGGTCGGTAGATGTGCAGCACATCCGCCGCCGGCACGCGCACCGTCTCCGGGATGACCGCCCCCTGGTCGGTGCTGTCGCCCGGGTGGCGGCGGCGGAAGTGGTAGGCCACGCGCCGGCCGATCGCATCGAACTCGATCCCGCAGCGGATACGGTTGCCATTTGCCGCCGTCTCCGTCTTCTCGAAGGGCAGCATCTCGGCCTGGAGAAGCTGCAGCTGGAGCGGGACCAGCAGTCCATCCTCGGCACGTCTTGGGCGCATCCGCACGAAGCACTCGCCCGCGACGAACATCTCGCGGGCGACCATGGCCTGCAACCCGTAGAAGTCGGTCAGCCCGTCCGCGTCGGCCTCGTCGGTCCAGGCGAGCCAGAGCCGCTGGACCCGGTCGCGCAGATCGGCGTCTCCGATCAGCGACGAGGGCTTGATGCCATCGCCGACCAGATTGGCCGCGAAGGCTTCGCAGGCATTGGCGGCATAGCCGTTGGTGACCACAAGCTCACGCGATCGCGCAAGCAACCGCGCCCCGCCCGAGGCGACCAGCGCGTTGATGTTCTCGAGCGGCGGGTTCCAGCCGCGCAGCCGACGCTTCGCCATGGCGCCCTCAAGGCGGGCGCGCATAGCTGCAGGGCCGCCGGCGGACCGGCGGCGGAAATGATCGAAGAGGCCCATCGATCACAGCCCCTTGGTCGTGGTGATGCGCACTTGCCGCACGATCCGCCGCCCTTCGGCCGCCGCGATCTCGCGATCGAGCGCCTCGATGGCCCGGTCGATCTCCGCCACGGAGCGATAGTCCACGGTCTTGCCGTCATAGCTGACCCGCGCGACACCCGAGGACCGCTGCGCGGCAAGCGCCTCGCGGCGGGTGCGGAGTTCCGTGGTTGTCGCCATCTCGGTCCGCCTCTATCCTGCCCTGGTGACCCATCCTGACCAAGCCTGCCATGACCGACCGGATTGCCCGCCTTCGCATCGAACTCCTGCATCTCGATCCCTGCATCTGGCGTGAGCTCGAGGTCAGTCTGACCACCAACCTCCGCGCCCTGCACAAGGTCATCCAGGCGGTGATGCCGTGGGAGAACGCCCACCTCTATGACTTCCGCGTCGGCGACCGGGTCTATGGCGAGCCCAATCCGGAAGACACAGTCTGGGGCCGCAAGGTCTATCAGGCCAAGGGCATGCGCCTTCACACGCTGATCGATCGCGGCGTCACCGAGTTCCTCTATACCTACGACTTCGGGGACGACTGGCAGCACCGTGTGCTGATCGAACATGTCGGTGCGGCCGATCCCGGCACCGATTATCCGCTGTTCATCGCGGGCGAGCGCACCGCGCCGCCCGAGGACGTGGGTGGTCCACCCGGCTTCATGGAGTTCGTCGAAGCCATCGCGAGCCGCCGCCATCCGCAGCACAAGGATATGGTCCGCTGGTATGGCGGTCCCTTTAACCCGGTGGACTTTGGCCAACCCGAGATCGCGGCGCGCGTCCGCGATCTCGCCACCCGGCGCAAGGTTTCCCTCGAGGCCTTCGCCCACAGCCGCGCGCTGCGACAGCAATAAACCCGAAGATCAGCCCATATAGGTCGAGCGCACCGTGCGCCGGCGCGGCACTGGTCGTTTCGGGACGGCCGGCGCCGTTGCCCGACTCGCTTCGGATCCGTCCTGCTTCTCCACCCTGAGCTGCGCTTCCAGATCGGCCCACCGCGCCTGGGGCCAGCGATCCGCCCCGAGGATCCAGGCGGCGGCGCGGGCATAGACCCGGCAGTCCAGCGCCTCGTTGCGCTCGCGCAGCTTCTGCCATTCGAGCCGCGTGAAGCCACGCTTGCCCTTCACCGTCACCAGCTGCTCGGCGGTCAGCTGCTTGAGCCATTCGCCGTCCGCCCAGTCCGGCAGGTGGATCGTGCCGGGCGGACACAGCACGCCGGCGGCCTGTTCCTCGCTCGTCGGCCGGTCCTGTCGCAGGAAACGATAGGTTTCGGCCTTGAAGGTCGAGCTTGCCACCGTCCAGAGCCGCGCCCCGCGCCGGAGCCGCTTGCCGGCGACGGTCGCGTCGACATAGGTCGGTCCGGTCACCGGGCTTGTCCGGGTGAACCCCTCGACACCCTTCACCGGCGCCACCTGCGCGAACCCCACCTGGCGCGACCAGGCATAGACCGCGCTCGTCTCGTAGCCCGTGTCGATGGCGAGCCGCGCGATGGTCAAGTGCTGGCCGCCCGCGTGCACCCACGTCCGCCCGAGCAACTCCGTCAGCTGCTGCCAGCAGGCCGGATCGCCGGGGCCGCCCTCGAGCACGAGGTGATCGACAAGCCAGCTTTCCAGCCCGCGGCCCCAGCCCCAGACGTCGACCTCGATCCGGTCCTTCTGCACGTCGGCGCCCGCGGTCAGGAACAGACCGCGCTCGGGCACCGTGCCTGGGGACCATGCCTCGCGCCGGTCGGCCAGCCGCTGCCAGTCGGGCGCCTCGCCGGTCTCCATCCAGGTCTCGCCGAGGATGGTGTTCCGGAACGCCCGCATCGCCTCGTCGCTGCCCCGTGCCGCCTCATGCGCCCGCGCGATCCGCTGCCAGCTGAGCCAGCCCACCGGCGAATAGAGCGCCGAGAGGTGATAGCCGACCGTGGTCGGATCGGCGGCCGTGGTGGTCGCGCGCCACTCGCCGCGCTCGAGCATCCTCGTCTTGTGGTGCTCGGCGATCGGCCGCTCGCAGCCCTCGCAGTGATACTCGGCCTTCTCCGGCCGCCCCTTCTCCCAGCGCAGCCGCTCGAACTTCAGCCACTGCATCGCGCCGCAATGCGGGCACGGCACGAAGTACCGCCGCTGGTCGGAGGCCTCGAACTCCCGCTCGATGCGCGACAGGCCCCGGATCGTCGGCGTCGACACCAGGAACACCTTGCGCCGGTGGGCGAAGGTCAGCGAGCGCGCCTCGGCCAGTGTGACCGGATCGCCTTCCTCGTCGGCCGATGCCGGATAGGCATCAACCTCGTCGAGAAAGATGTAGCGCGCCGGCGTCGAGCGCAGCCCGACCGCCGAGTTCGCGCCGGTCATGATCAGGATGCCGCCGGCAAACTCCTTCGACAGCATGGTGTTGCCCGCATCCCGCGAGCGCGCGGGCTTCACCCGCTCCCGCAGATCGGGGCTCTCGTCGATCAGCGGATCGATCCGCTGGCGCGAGTTGCGCTTGGCCAGTTCCACCGTCGGCTGGACCGCGAGCATCGGCCCCGGCGCCTGGTGGATGACGAAGCCGATCCAGTTGTTGCCGGCCTCGGTCGCACCGACCTGCGCGGCCTTCATGAACACGATCCGCTGCGTGGGATCGCCGGGCGAGAGCCGGTCCATGATCTCGCGCATGTAGGGCGTGCGCGCGGTCCGATACTGCCCCGGCTCGGCCGAGGCGCGCGAGGCGAGCTTCCGGTGGCAGTCGGCCCAACTCGAGACGGTCAGGTCCGGGTCGGGACGCAGACCTCGCGACCAGGCGCGGGTCAGCGCGGCGGCGCCGTCGAAATCGAACGCCTCCAGCCCTTCGCTTGCGCTCAGGGCGTTCGTCCCCTGCGACGGTCCACCGGACCCTCGCATCCGCTTCGCGGACCGGTCCTCACCCAAGCCCTGGTCGGATCTCCGCGAGGCTGTCGAGCTGGGCGCGGACATGGGCCTCCAGAACCTTCTGCATCAGCGCCGCCTCCACCTCGCATCCGTCCCCCAGCGCCGCGGTGAGCTCCGAGGCCATCAGCGCGGCAACCCGCGCCGGCCAGGTCACCCACGCGTCGCGTTCGTCGCGCGCGAGCCGAAACATCAGCGTCTCCGCCCGGGCGCGGTCGACCAGTTCCCCCTTCAGTCTCGAGAGCCGGATGCGCCGCTCCTGCGCCTTCAGCACCTCGTTCGCGGTCTTGGCCTGCAGGAAGGTCGTGCCGCCGCCGACGGCGGGCACGGCCAGTCCCTGTTCGCGCAGCGTTTCTCCCACGGCGGCCACCGCCGCCTCGGGCACGGGTTTGAGCTTCGGAGCGGGCGGTTTGCGGGTCTTGGACGGGTCGGTGGTTTCCGCCCGCCTGGCATCGCTGGCCGCCGCGTTGATGCTGCCGTCGGGATAGAGAACCAGCCGCTCGGCGGTCTTCGCCTTCTGGACCGCGCCGCGCGACAGCCCGACATGGGCGGCGTATTGGCGCTCGCTCATGCCCTGCATCGACGACTCCGGTTATCATTCAAAATCATGCTCTTATTGAGTTGATCAGCATCGCAGTCACAGCGAACACGGATGCAGGACAACGATGCAACCCGACCACGGAGCCACCCCGATGACCCGTTCGAACCCGATCACCACCCCGCGCTTTGAGCCCCGATCCGAGAAGGCCCGGCGCAACAAGGAAGCCGCGCTCGACGCCTTCATCGGCAAGAAGGGCGAGATCGACACGATGCTCGCCCGGCTGCAGGGCCTCAGCGACGACCACTTCAACTGCCACCCCGACGAGGTAGGCTGGGCGATGGTCGGCACGCTGGAGCACTACGCCAGCCGGCTGAAGCGCATCACCGACAGCGCCTTCGGCGAGGGCGAGCACGCCCGCTGATCTCCGGCCCTACGGGTCCGGCCCGCCGACTGGCGGGCTTGGCCTCGTAGAAGGCTCCGCATGATGCGGGACCGACGACGGAGACGACCCGATGACCAAACTTTCCGATACCCAAGCGATCATCCTGAGCGCCGCTGCGCAGCGCGAGGACCGCATCGCCCTGCCGCTGCCCGAGAGCCTGCGCGGCGGCGCCGCTGCCAAGGTGGTCGGCGCGATGCTCGCCAAGGGCTTCCTCGAAGAGATCGATGCCGACCTGCGCAATGGCGAACCCGTCTGGCGCGAGACCGGCGACGGCCACGGCACCACGCTGGTCGCCACCGACGCAGGTCTCGCCGCCATCGGAATCGAGCCCGAGGATGCGGACACCGCGCCCGTGGGCGCGACGGACGCGCCGGGCGACGCGCCAGCGCCAGACACCGCCACCGAAACCGATCCCGCGCCCGAGGCGCGCACGTCGCGCGAGGGCACCAAACAGGCCGCCCTGATCGCCATGCTGCGCGCGCCGGAGGGTGCGACCATCGACGAGATTTCCACCGCCCTGCAGTGGAGGCCTCACACGACGAGGGGCGCGATGGCCGGGGCGTTGAAAAAGAAGCTCGGGCTTGAGGTGACCTCGGAGAAGATCGAGGGGCGCGGACGGGTCTACAAGTTGCCCGCCGCTTGACGCACGCGGACCCGACCAGAAGACGACCGCCGTCCCATTGGGGCGGCGGTTGCTCATCTGGCGCTTCGCATCCGGATCGCCTCGAACAGGCGCCGCAGCAGGAAACCACGCGCCAGCGATACCCCGACGAAGGCGAGGCCGATGGTCAGATGTTCGCCAAGGCCGGTCTCGATCCCGAACCACGGGAACACCACGATCTGGGTGGCGATGGCCAGCACATAGCCGACGACGACATTCGTCACGGATTCGGCCAAGGACATCAGGCGGCTCTGCTGCATCGTAATCCCTCCGGCAGGCATTCCAGAAAGGCAGTCACGAACTCCGCCGCGAGCGGCGGCACGATCGCATTGCCGTAGCCCCGCAGGAGCCCCATGCGGCCGGGTATCCCATCAGCCAGCGGGAATGTTCCGGGCTCAACCGGTCGCCAGCGTCCGTCCCGGCAGCGGAGCCAGTCAGGGTCTCGCCAGACGCCGTCCGTCGCGCCGGCCCCGGCGGGATTGACGAGGGGTCCGTCCAGGTCAACAACTTCACCGTCCTGCGGCTGGCATCGGTGTTGCCGGCCGCGTTGTAGCGCTCCGTGGCCGGTGTCCCTGCCATCGGTGTCGGCCAGCCTGCCAGCCAGACCTGCCTCCCCAGCAGCGCGTTGATCGGCACCGCCGGACATTCCGATCCGTCCTTGTGGTCCCGCGCCGAGGCCGTGGCCCAGCCAGCCATCGCCGGGTTCCATTGCGACGGCGCCGAAGAACAGCCGCTGGCGGATATGCGGGGCGCCGATGCACGCAGCCGGCAGATCGGCCGCCGCGACGGCGTAAGATGCCGCTTCCAGGTCAGTCGCCAGAGCGTCGAACCACGCCCAGTCAGCCGTGCCCTCAGCCACTGTTCCAGCCGTTCGGCCAGATGGGCCGAGCACCGCCGCGCTGGCGACCTGCTCGCCGAAGACGAGGTCCGGACGGCAGGCGGCAACGAGGCGCAGGAATGCGGGTGCGAGGTGGCGTTCATCGTCCTGTCCCTTGCGCTGCCCGGCCTGGCTGAACGGCTGGCAGGGCGGCGATCCGGTCCAGACCGGCCGGTCCTCGGCCACGCCGGCAAGGCGCAGCGCATGGGGCCAGCCGCCGATCCCGGCGAAGAAATGGCATTGCGTAAAACCCCGCAGGTCGGACGGCTCCACGTCGAGAATGGATCGTTCGTCCACCTCGCCAGCCGGAAGGTGGCCGGCGGCGATGAGGTCCCGCAGCCAGGCGCAGGCGGCGGGGTCGGAATCGTTGTAATAGACGGCCATCAGGCGGCAGCGTCGGTGTCTGTGTCCTCGCCCAGCCGCTCGGCCCTTACGGCTGCGAAGCTCCGGCCATCGCCATCGAGGATCGCCTCGCGCTCCGTGTCTGCCTGCCAGCGTTCGACGGCGACATCGACATAGGCCGGGCTGATCTCCATCGCGAAGACGCGGCGGCCATTGGCCTCGCCCGCCATGATCTGCGACCCGGACCCCGAGAACGGCTCGTAGCACAGACCGCCGCGCGCCACGTGCTGGCGCATCGGAATGCCGAAGGCGTCGAGCGGCTTCGGCGTCGGGTGGTCGGGTCGCTCGTCCCTGGCGAAGGATGGCATTTCCCAGGTCGAGGGCAGCGTCTGCTCGGCCACCTTCGGCGGGCGGTTGGGGCGGCGCCAGCCCATGAAGCAGGGCTCGTGCTTCCACAGGTAATGCGACCGGGTCAGAACGCCTCGGTCCTTCACCCAGATGATCTGCTGGTGCACAAACGCCCCCGCCTTTTCCCAGCAGGCTTCCAGCATCGCCTGGCGGCGCGAGGCGTGCCAGCAATACCAGGCGGCATCCTCGGTGATCGCCTCGGCGACGGCCGCCGCGATGAAGCCGTCGTAGAGGTCCGCGCCCTGCGAGCTGTCGTCCCAGGTCACGCCGTAGGACTGCGACCAATCCTTGTTGCGCGTCGGGTGGTTCGAGCCGTCGTAATCCACCAGATAGGGCGGGTCGGTCGCAAACAGCACCGCGTGTTCGCCATTCATCAGGCGGCGGACATCGTCATGGTTCGTGCTGTCGCCGCACAAAAGCCGGTGGTCGCCGAGGATCCAGAGATCGCCGGTGCGCGAGGCCGGATTGCGCGGCGGCTCAGGGATGGTCACCGGCGGGACGGAGCCTCCGGCGCCAACTTCTTCACCGTCCCCCTCCGGCACGAAGGCCAGCAGCTTGTCGAGTTCGCCGTCGGAAAAACCGACCAGCGACAAGTCGAAATCCTCGGCCAGCAACTCGCTCAATTCGGCCGACAGCAGCGCCTCGTCCCATGTGCCGAGTTCGGTCAGTTTATTGTCGGCGATCCGATAGGCCCGGCGCTGCGCCTCGGTCAGATGGCCGAGTACGATCACCGGGGCCTCGGTCAGCCCGAGCTGCGTCGCAGCCAGCACGCGCCCATGGCCCGCGATCAACTCGCCGTCCTCGCCAACGAGGCAGGGCACGGTCCAGCCGAACTCGGCCATGGAGGCGGCGATCTTCGCGACCTGGTCGGGCCCGTGCACCTTTGCGTTCTTCGCGTAGGGTTGCAGGCGCGCAAGCGGCCACATCTCGATCCGCTCGGGGGCGAAGGCGAGGGTCATTAGAGTTCCTGTCGATGATGGGTGGGCTGCAATCGGCGCCGCCGCGCGGGTGGCTTCCGGCTGGTGGACTCCACCGGCTTCCAGCTGGATTCCGGAGTCCAGGGTATCCACCCCGGAGTCCACCAGATAAAGCATTGCTATTGCGTCGTTATTTCAGGTTGCGCGATGGCTTCCGAGCTGGGTGGCTTCCCAAAATTCCGGCCCTGTCGCTGGCGATATGCCGCGCTTCGCCCGCCAGCATAGGATTATCGCCAGGAAGGAACCAAGATATCAAAGGCTTAGGCGTTTTCGTGCCGACCATCCGCCGACCGCTCGCCCGGTTGCGAACTGTCGCCGCGTCTCGCGCCCGCTGGACCCCGGATCGGATTCCGGCTGGATTCCGGAATCCGGCATGGCCAGCCGCCGCGCGCTCCTCTCCCGAGCATATGGATTTCATAGCCTGCTGGATGGAATCCGTCTCGCTTTCCGGTGTCTCACCGGAAATTGTCTCACCATCGCGCAGGGGCTTGACGAGACAATCTTGAACGCCGTTGCTGTCTCACCATATTTCCGGTATGATTTCCGGAAATGTAGGATATCATGGGCAACACCGATCCATCCCCCGTCACCCAATGGCGCAAGCGCCGCCAGCGGCAGGGTTTCGTGCGCGTCGAGGTTCAGGTCCGCAAGGAGGATGCCGGGCTGGTGCGAGATGTCGCCACGGCGCTTGGCGATCCGGCGCGGGAGGCCGAGACCCGGGCGCTGCTGCGCGAGAGGATCGCATCCGCGCGGTCGGGCGGGCTGAAGGCACTGCTGGCGGCGGCGCCGCTTGAGGGCATCGAGATCGACCGTCCGCGGGATTTCGGGCGCGAGCTTTCCCTGTGAGCTTCCTGATCGACACCAATGTCATCTCCGAAATCCGCAAGGGCAACCGCTGCGATCCGGCTGTCGCCGCCTGGTGGGCTGACGTGGCCGAGGACGATCTCTGGCTCAGCGCGCTGGTGCTGGGCGAAATCCGCAAGGGCGTGGAACTGGCGCGCAGACGCGATCCGCAGAAAGCCGCAGCGCTGGAGGCATGGCTCGGCGAGGTGGTCGCGGGCTTCGCCGACAGGGTGCTGCCCGTTGACGCGACCGTGGCCGAGGAATGGGGGCGGATGAATGCGATCCGGCCGGTGCCGGTGATCGACGCGCTGCTGGCGGCGACGGCGAAGGCCAACGGTCTCACGCTGGTGACCCGGAACGAGGCGGATGTCGCCGGGATCGGGGTCGAGGTGCTGAACCCGTTCGGGACCTGACGCGCCCATCACCCGGCCTTCGCCACCACGAACTCCATCGACCGCTTCCCCGGCACGCGCCTGCCGTTCAGCCGCCAGGTGATGACCGCGATGCCATACTGCCAGCGCCGGTTGGCCGTGGCGCGGCTGATGCCCAACTCCCAGCAGATCGGTTTCCAAGGCTTGCGGCTGGCCCGGAGCCAGACGAGCCGAGCGTCGTCGGCATCCAGCCAGCGCAGCCAGAGCAAAGCGTCCTCGGCTTCGGTGATCTGACGCGGGCCGGGCCTCGGCCGCCGCATTGTCGGTTCCTGTCCGACCTTGTCGCCGAAGCTGTGGAAATACTCGGGCCAGGCGTTGAAATAACCCTGCGGCCTCACATCGGGAAGCGACCGGAACGCGTCGGCGGCGCTTTCGAGCCGGTCCTCGACCATGATGGGAGTCCAGTCAGCCATTGGCGCCCTCTCGGCTTTCGGCGCGTTGGCCATAGAGTCTGTCGCCGAGCTGGCGCACCAGTTCGCGTTCAGGCCACGCAAGACGGGGATCGTCGACGGACACTGCCAACAGACCATGGTCATGCCATCCGTCCTGCTTGACCCGTTCGGGATCGCGGCGGGCGCCGCCATAACCTCGGGGATGCCATCTCATGCCATGCCTCCGCCGGTCTCGATGGCCCAGAACAGGATGGCGATGGCGTCGGCCTCGTTGTCGTCGGCGGGCCTGAAGCCACGCGCGCGGGCCGCCGCGATCATCGCTTCCTTCGGCGCGTTGCCCTTGCCGGTGGCGTGACGCTTGATGGTGCCGACCGGGACGCCCTCGTAGGGGGCGCCCCGCAGCTCGGCCCACGCGGTCAACGTCGCCATCAGCCCTCCATAGACATGGGCCGCATCTGTGCCAACGTGCCGGTGGACTTCCTCGAACCAGATGGCCGCGATGGGGCCGGACAGCCGGTCGATCTCGGTCAACCAGTTGGTGAAGCGCAGGTAACGCATGCCGCCGCCGTCGAAGCGGCCGGGGCGGAAGGACACCGTGCCGCTGGTGATCAGACCGTCATGGCCGCGCAGTGCCCAGCCGGTGGTGGTGCCGAGATCGAGGGCAAGGATGCACCGCGCGGAAACGCGCCCCGGTTCGGGGCGCAGGTCCGGCATGGGGGTATTCAAGGTCATGGTGAAGGCTCACGGATCGTGGGCCTTCGGCTTTGGTCATGGGCAGAGAATCACGTCATGCGCGCCGGATCAAGGAAAATGCGCTCTGCCAACGGCTGGCCCAGCCTGGTCCTACTTCTGATCAAGGTAGGGCCACAAATCATCGTTTGAAATCAACGCTGTCCCTACTGGTCCTACTTGTCCCAACCTTTTCCCCTACGACGCATAAGGAGGGACGAAACCGGTTGGGGACATACATGCCTATAGGAAAGGGAAAGAAGTTGGTGCACCAAGTAGGGCCAGTAGGGACACGATTGAAATCTATGGGTTTTCACTGACCCTACCTAGCAGTCAGGTAGGGTCAGCACATGAGGTAGGGCCAGCCTGGAACGTGAACACGGCCGCGAGCGGCGGTTGTTGCGACGACCTTCGTGTTGCTCGAAGCTTTTCGGCAACTCTGCGCGATCACCCCCCTTGTGCGCAGCATCGCCAACGTCCATGTTCACGAACGTGCCGCGCATGGCCGTTCTGGTCCGGGGTTTCCCCATGAAGAACATGCGCATCGAAGATCGCGACAAGGCAGCCTTTCCCAAGGGTCTTCGTGGCGGCAATGGACCGAGCCCTCGACTTCGACGACCCTCAGGCAGAGGTTTTGCCATGAACGATCAATCCATTGGCCTTCCGGCCACCCCCGACATTGCAAAAGCTCAGGCGAAACGCCTGAGGTCGGCTCTTGCTCCCGATCTCACGATCGGACACAGCCAAGCCCTTGAACTCATCGCCCGTGTCCATGGCGAACAGAGCTGGGGGCGACTGAACTCGCAGATCGGCGCAGCAACCAACGTCATTTCTGTCATGGGCAACGCCAATGGCAACGCGCCTGCAGAAGCAGTTCCTGTAGGCACCCGCACAGAAGCCGTAGGGTCGAAGCCCCCGCCCGCGAACCATGTCGAGCAGCGTGCCCTTCAGGCGCTCTGGCGCGGACTCGAGCGCGCCAGAGACACCCAAGTCTCTTCCAAGACGCACGCCAAGACCGCAGCACTTCTGAAGGACGAAGTGATCGCGACCGTCTCGGTCGAAGGGTGGCTTGATTCGCTCGACGTCAACCTCGGTGGCATGATCTTTGACATGGGAACGGAGAACCTGCTGAAAATCTCCGGGATCACGACGGTTTCACGTTTCAAACGGCCGAAGGTGCGCGACAAGTCGGTCTACGGCTTCACAGGCCTGCGGCCGGCATCATTCGCCGCAATCCTGATCTGGCTCGAGCGTCTGGGCTTCGACACCCATCCGGAGGCGTTCTACGAGCCCCTCATCGAGGGCATCAAGCTGGCGAAATATATCGACCAGGACGAACTGACCTGTCTTTGGCACTCCAAGGAAAAGAAGCTATTCCAAACCCGGGAATACTTCGTCGATGCTGAAACAAAGATCACGAACGTCAAGCGCGAGGTCGTTAAGGGACGTAGCGGGATGACGATCGAAATTGCCCGCAGCACCGATCCGCTCGGGTTGATCGAGAGCCTCCGCATCTATCGCTGAGGACTTCGGGACTGTCCGAAAAACGAGGTGGGTGGCCGAGACTGGCCGCCCACACCCCGTCGCCTGTTTTGCAATCAGTCATTCGTTGCCGGTTTCCTATATCGCCATTCGCGCGCCTTGTCTGACCGACGTCGATACTTTTCCCAATCCCGCGATTTCAGCCAGGCGCCGACGCGCATCTGGTCGCCCTTGGTCCATTTCGCGGGTTCGATGCCGAGGGCACCTTCGAGGATTTCGCCCACCGACACATCGCGGATCGGCTCGGGGCGCTCGAATTCCTCGTCCTGCCAGTCGTCGTATCCGGCATGGCCGCGATTGACGCTGCGGGTCTCATGGGTCAGCCAGCGGTCGATGCGGGCATCCCAGGCATCGGCCTGATAGCGCGCTTCCTGCGCGGCGGTCGCCTCGGCGAGGATTGCCGGATCCTCGATCCACCAGATCGCGCCCTCGCGGAAGCGGTGGACGGCCTCGGCCCAGAGCTGGTCGCGGTCGCGGGCCAGCGCGGCGATGTCGATGGCGCCGCATCGCAGCGGCCAGAAGCGGCGGTTGCCGGTTTCGTCGCGCAGATAGGTGTCTGGGTTCACCGTGCCGGCGAAGACGCATTGGCGCGGCACCTCGACCGTGTAGCGGCCGTAAGGCGGGCGGAAACGGTCGGTGGTGCGGGTCAGAAACGCCTTGATGCGCGAGACCTCGGCGCGGCCGATGGCGTCGAGTTCTGCGATTTCCACGATCCAGATGCCCTGCATGTGGATGGCGGCATCCTTGGAGCCAAGCTCGGGCAACTCATCCGTGAACCAGTCCTCTCCCGCCAGCACCTTGATCGCGGTGGATTTCCGCGCGCCCTGTGGGCCTTCGAGGATCAGCATGTGGTCGGCCTTGACGCCGGGGCGGAAGATGCGGGCGACGGCCGAGATCAGCCACAGCGCGCCGACGGTATGGTGAAACGTGGTCGGGTCCGCGCCGAGATAGGTGCTGGTCCAGGTCTCGATCCGGGGCGTGCCGTCCCAGCGCAGATGATCCAGCCAATCGCGCACCGGGTGAATGCGCAGCTCGCGGGCAACGGCACCGACGGCGCGGCTGACGACCATCGGGGCGACGTTGAGGCCGCGCAGCTGCAACCATTCGGCGGTGCGAATGTCGTCGGCATCCTCCCAGGGGCGGGGAAAGGCGGCGCTCGCATCGTCCCATGGCAGCGGCTGGCGCACGACGATCTCCTGCGCGAAATCGTCGAAACCCAGCACACCCGCGAAGATCGCATCCGAATTCAGAGCGATGATGACATTGGCCTCGTTGCGCTCGGGCGTGCCGGCGAGGTCCTGGCACAACCGGCCGAACCATACCGGTTTGACGATCCGTGCATTCGGATCGCCGGTGGCATTCACCCGGCGGCGCAGTTCCGCCAGTTGCTTGTCGAGGATCGCCATGGAAATGCCGGTCGCGGTCTTGATCCGGGCGAGGATCTGGCGCTCGGGCAGCGGGTCGAGCCGGGCCAGCGCGAGGCGGCCGAGCAGGCTGGACAGGGCTTCCAGTTCGGGCGGATTGGTCAGCGCCCCGGTGGCCGCGACAAGCGCGGCGAAGTCGTTATCGACCGGGAGAGCGGTTGTGGTTGCGGCAGGCGCGGCCGACCCGCCCGCATAATCCTCTGCCCGCGCGCCACGCATCAGATCGTCGTTGAAATCGTCGCCATGCAGCGGAAACACGATCCCGTTCGGGATGTCGGCGCGGTTCAGCCGGTCCGATAGTGTGGCAGCCGCCTGCCGTCCGGCATCGCCGGCATCGGCATAGATGATGACGCGCACCGTGCCCTCGGGCCAGTGGAACCGGGCCAGCCCGTCGGCCGACAGCGCGGCCCAGACCGCCGTGCCGAACAGCGCGTGTGCCGCCAGCGCGGTCTCGATGCCTTCGGCCACGCCAATATGCCCGTCCTCGGGCATGGGAAACAGCCGACCGGCGGCGTCGGCGACCGAGCCCAGCATCTTCTTGCCGGCGGGGGCCTTGGCGCTGCCGTCGTCGAGCAGGAAGGTGCGGTGGATCCCCGGCGCGCGTTCACCATTCGCGAGCCGCGCCAGCGCAATCAGCCCCGGCCAGCCGCGCCGGCTGTCGAAATCCGGCAGGTCGGGATGAAACAGCAGATCGGGCGAGCCCGGGTCCGACAGGCCCCGCGCGCGCAGATAGGTCTCGCCCACGCTGCCGGCCAACGGGACCGCACCGGCAAGCAGCCGGGTGATCTCGAGCGCGGGATCGCGCTTGACCGGTGGCGGCACCGGCGGTGCGCGACGTTCCGGTGCGCCGGGCGCGACGCCTGCGATGTCCGCCGCCTCGATGATCAGGGCGCGGCCGTCGAGCCCGGTCGCCTCCTCGATGGCGCTGATCGGGCCGCCGCCCTGATTGCCGTCGAAGTCGATCCAGTCGCCGGCATGCGGCCCGCGCAGGGTGATGACGCAGGAGCCCATCTTGCGCGGCGCATCGCCCCGGATATTGGCAAGCCGCCATTCGTCACCCGACCGGCGCCCAAGCGGGAAGACCCGTGGCACCCAATGTTCGGCGGTCTCGCGCAGCCGCTGGACGATCAGGTCCAGATCGTAGCGGTCCGGCTGCTGATTGAACGGCCGGACGTCATTGAGGTCGATGACCGCCGCACTCACTGGAACGCCTCCGATTGCGGCTCACGGGACAGGTTCTTCATGGATCCCTCCTTTCCCAGCGGTGACATCAGGCCAGCAGCACGAGCCCGCGCTCGGCCCGGGTGATCGCGGTATAGAGCCAGCGGCGGCGGTCGAGATCGCTGCGGCCAAGCCCGTCGTCCCAGACGATGACATTCTCCCATTGCGAGCCCTGCGCCTTGTGGGCGGTGATCGCCCAGCCGAAGGTCGCCTCGGTCAGCTTGCGCTTCTCCCTGTAATCGCGGTCGTGGCGTTTGTCGTCATAGGCGACGTGATCCTCGAAATGGCCCTTGTAGATGCGCAACCGGCCCGGCCGGCCATCGCTGTCGAGGGGGCTGACGCGGCGCCCATCCTCGTCATGGACCACGGCCGAGAAATAGAGGCTGCCCTCGTCGACGATATCCTCGAGGGTGAGGAACATGCCGTTGATCAACCCGAGGGCATTGTCGTTCTTGAGGCAGATGATCTTTTCGGCCGCGCCGGTCGGCAGATACGTCCCGCCCAACCCCGAGGCGGCGCGCATGGCGTTGTTGATCTGCAGCCGCGTCGCGTTCAGCCCGCAGATCAACTGCCCGCCGCGCAGGGCCTGTTCCGGGGTGATGTCGCCCTTGCGCAGCTTCGCGACGAAGGTGTCGTAGCTGCCGAAGCCGATCGGCTCGCCCATCCGCGCCATGGTGGCGAGGCGGATGATGGCGCTTTCCGCCGCCTGACGGTGGATCTCGGTCAGCATGACGTCGGGCGCATCGCGGGTGAAGGCGCCTTCGCCCTTGATCGGCGGCAGCTGCCCCGGATCGCCCAGCACCAGGATCGGCTTGCCGAAGCTCATCAGATCGCGGGCCATTTCCTCGCCGACCATCGACACCTCGTCGAGCACGATGAGCCTTGCTTCGGCGGCATCGCTCGAGGGGTTCAGCGCGAAGCGCGGATGCTTCATCGCCGAGAGCGCCTGGCGCATCGCCTCGATCGTGGCCTCGGCGGTGATGTGCTCGAAGCCGGTCAGGCGCCGGGCGGCGGTCTCGGCCTCCTGCACCTTCTTCGCGGCAGCCTCGATCTCTTCCTCGGTCGCCTCGATCACCGAATAGATCAGGCTGTGGATGGTGCGTGCCGGCGTGCCCTTGCGGGTCAGCACCAGCGCGGCCTTGCCGGTGAAGGTGGCGGTGACCACGCCGGGCACGCAGGCGCCATCCTTCGCGCCGCGATGGGGCGAGAGGCCGAGTTCGTCGAGGGCGAATTTCAGCACCGTGGATTTCCCGCTGCCGGCATAGCCGAAGAGGCGGAACACCTGTTGCTGTTCGCTGCGGGTCTCGAACCAGTCCCTGATCGCGGCGATGGCGGCGGCCTGTGCAGCCGAAGGGGTGAAATCACTCATGTTCTGGAATCTCCACTGTGTAATCCTTGACCACGCCGCCGCGGGTCGGATCGCCGACCTCGCATTGGCGCACGAAGACGCGCCGGCCATCCGCCAGTTGGCGCCAGTGACCGCGACGCAGATGCCAGCGCGGGCTGGCATGGCTGCCGCCCTGTGGCGGGATGGCGGCACTCAGTCGGGCCGGATCGATGGCAACCTGATGCCAGACCCAGCCGCGCACGCCCTCGCGGGCAAGGCGCGAGCGCTTCGCCGTTGATACCTTCTGGTCGCGGATGCCTGGCGCTGCACCGAGAATGGTCAGCGCCCGCCAGACCATCCCGGCGGCGACCTCGCCATGGCCGCGGATGGTCTGGTCCTCCCGCTCGGCCGGATTGCCCTCGATCTCGGCCATGCCGTCGGGGTGTAGCCAGATCCGCACCAGGCAATCGGTCCAGCCGCGCGGCGCCCGCCTGCGGATCAGGAACACCGCCTCGACAATATCGCCCTTCTGGCATGCGCAGACGACCAGGCCGGAGGGTGCCGACCGCTGCTCGCGCAGCTCGAAGATCACGCTGGGATGCGGCAGGCGGACCGGTCCCGAGAACACGCGCACCATCGCCTGATCCACAACATCGCTGTCGAAACCGGCCTGATCGTCGAAGAAATAGATCGGCGCGAATTCGGCCGCCGCGAGCAGGTCGGAGGACCAGAAGCGCGCGCGCTGCGTGCGCAGGATGCGTTTCAACTCGTAGGCATCGGGGATCATGACCGCTCACGCCAGCAGCGTTCCGCCCATGCGCAGGGCGGGTGCCACTTGCCTGCCGCCATGCCGCCACGACAGACGACGGCGGTGGGCTCGGCGGCGGCGCGCGGTTGCCATTCCCCGGCCTCGCAGGCGCGCACCACGGCAACGGCACGGTCGGACATTTCCTGCGCCAGCCGCGCATCGAAGGGCACCAGCTCGCTGTGCATCTCCATCGTGTCGCGGTTCAGCGCGGTGAACAGCGCCGGGTGCGGCAAATCGAGATAGGCCTGATAAAGCGCGATCTGGGCGGCATAGACCGGGCGCGCGAGGCTGACGCCGCGCTTGACGACGTCCTTCCAGCTCGAGGCGCCGAGCGCCTTGTTCTCCCAGAGCGCCGGGTAATCCATGGCGACGGGACCGGAGACGAGGCAGCCGTCGATATGCCCTTTGAACCGGCCGCCGAGCGCCTCGAAGCCGAACTGGCGGCCATCGGGACGCTCGGTGCGCAGGTCGAACCCGGCGATCCGGAACCAGCCGGCGACGATATCTTCGGCCCGGTGGCCGGCCTCGAAAATGCGCAGGGTCTTCGGCGCGAACCCCTGACCCTCGTCCTTCGGGAGGCCAAGAAAGTCGTACTGGATCTGGCGCAGGCAGTCGCGACCGAGCCCCGAGGAACTGACATATGTCCGGGGCCGTTCGGCTCGATTGCGCGCCACCAGGGCGGTGTCGATGGCGGCCGAGACAGCCTCGGCAATCGGCGGGCATGGGGCGACGGCACCATAGAGGCAGCCCGAGCCATGGTTGAGGTCGATCATTGGTCGCGCTCCCAGAACCCGCCGGCCTGCGCGATGCAGGTCAGCTTGTGAAACTGGGCCTCCGTCAGCCGGGCGCGGGTGCCGAAGCGATCGAGCTTCTCGCGAAGGCTGTCGCAGAACTCGATCTCGAACTCGGTGACGGCGTTTCCGCTGGCCGCAGCGAGAAGCCCGGTCCAGCTGCTGGATGCCAATTCTTCATTCAGGTCGATCATGGCGCGCCCCTCAAAACGGAATTTCGTTGTCGAGGACGGTGCCGGTGCGCTCGATGCGCGCGGCCTGGCCCTGCATGCTGTCGATGTAGCCGGTGACGGCCGCCTCGATCAGACGGTCGATCTCGGCGGCGCTGCGGTCGAAGAAGGGCGCCATCAGCCCGAGATCATTGAGCGTTTCGGCAAACAGCTTCCGCGCATCGCGGATCGCCTGTGCCTCGCGGGCGGTCTTGTCGATCATGCCATTCATCCTTTGGGCGATTGCGCTGCCCGCGTCCTGACAACGGCGCGAGCAGAAGCGGTAATGGGGGTGGCGGTCCCAGCGAAGGCCGTGGCAGTAACCGAAACCGCGCGCCTCGCGCGCGCAGACCGCGCAGATCGTCACCCGAGCAAGAGCGTCGCGATCGGGTCGTCTCGTGGCCAATCCTGCCGATGCAGGCGCTGCGACTGCAGGACGATCCAGCGCGAGATCGCATTGCTTGCCATGGCTTCGAGGTCGCCGATGGTGAGGCTTGCGATGGGCTGATGCAGTCTTCCGCGGGCCTCGAGCCATCTTCCGATCTCCAGCGCGGCCTCGCGCGTCACCTGTGCCTGCCAGCGGTCTGCCTCGCTCGGCGGGCGCGGATCCTTGTCGGACCTCCGCGCCCGCCGCTTGGGTTTCGCCTCAGCCATTGAGCCAGGCGGGCATGGCCGGTGCCCCCGGCGCCCCCGCGACAGCGGGCTGCGGCGACGCCGGCTGTGGTGCCGGTGCCGGTGCCGCGGGGGCGGGTTGCGCGCCCCAGCTCGGCGTCGCGGGCGACGGTTGCGCCGCACCCCATGCCGGTGCCGGCGCCTGCCAGCCCGGCGGCGTGCTGCTCGCGGTCTTGCGCGGCGGGGCGTTGACGGGCTCGGGCGGAACGCTTTCGCCGCGCATGATCGGCCCATGCTGCGGCTCGTCGGGCAGAACGACGTTGGCGATGCGGTTCTGGTCGCGGTATTGCGGGTTGGAGGCGGGCTCCACCATGATCCGGGCGGCAAAGGTGATGCCGTCGAGATGCTTGAGGCCGGGCAGCACCCGCTTGGCCTTGGCGGCGGGGCTTTCGTCCTTCGGGTCCAGCCCGAGAGCGCTGTCGACCATGGCGCGAAAGGTGGATTTCGAGATCTTCCAGCCGATCGACTGGCCTTTCTCATCCAACTTGCCGCCAGCCACGGTAAAGCTCTGCCAGAACTTGCGCCGGGCATGGGCGCCTTCGACCACGGTGAATTCGCAGTCGAGCATCCGGGCATCGCTGGATTGCGAGGCTTTCAGCAGCCCCGCATCCATCGGCGTCGCGCCGTTCACGCCACCGGGGCGGATGGTCAGGCGCACCTTGGCGAAGGTGCCGTCGGGGATCAGCTCGCCAATCGGGGCCATCTGCGGCTGGGCGTCGTTCAGATCGTAGCTCATGTCATGTTTCCTTTCAGGGGTCAGGAGGCGACTGGGGCTTCAGCGGGGGCGCGGCCGTCGATGCGGGCGAGCAATGCGCCGAGATCGGGCGGCTCGGTCATGTCGAGGCGGCCGGAGCGGTCCTTGGCCGGCAGGCCCCAGGGATTGCCGGATTTGCAGACGAGGCGGCGCTCGGATGCGGTCTCGTCGAGCAGCCAGCCGCCCTCGGCATCGCGGGCGAAGAGCTGCATCGAAACCACCTGATCGACGATGCCGGGCAGTTCCCGCCCCGCCTTGCTGCCTTCCATCTGCGGCTGCCAGGTCACCGTGCCGAACTCGTCCGTGACCTTTTCCAGCACGCCGACGAAGATCACCGTCTTGCCGCGCGCATGCTGCAGATGCTTGAGCGCCTGGATCACCTCGCGGCCCAAGAGCCCGTAGGCGCCGCGCACATCCGGCTTTCCGGTGCGGTCGGAAAACGCCTCGGGCTGCTGGCGGGCATAGGCCATGGCTTGGCGCGTCAGATCGGTGATCGAGTCGACGAAGACGATGCGGCGGGCGGCGAGGAACGCCTCGATGCCGCTGTCGCGGTGCTGGGCCTGCAACCAGGCATGGCGTTCGGTGCCGTACCAGGACTGCGGGTGCTGCGCCGGGTCCGGCCCGCCGATCAGCACGACCAGATCGCGGAAATCGGCGAAGCTGCGCACCGGGATCGAGGCCCCGCGCCAGTCCTGCACCGACTTCATGCCGGCTTCGAGGTCGAGGCAGACGGTCTCCTCGGCCGACAGCGATTTCAGAAGCGTGGTCTTGCCGACGCCGGGCGGGCCGAAGATCGCCAGCGAGGTCTTGTTCTCGGCCGAGGAGATGCGTTCGTCGGCGGTGATGATGCGGAAGCTCATGTTGTTCTCCGAAGAATTGGAAGCTGCGCGGCGGCGGGGGTGACCGGGTGCCGAAGGGGAACCTGCCCGGCGTTGCCGACCGGGCGTCCCGCCGCCGCGCGTCACCGGTCTCGGGTCTCGAGCCGGAACACGGGTTTGCCGGTGCTCTCGCTGCGGGCGGATGCGAAGCCCTCCCGCATCGCCTCGGGCCAGGCCGTGAACCGGCGTTCGGGCACGCGATAGGCGATCTCGAGATACTCGGTCGGATCGTCGCCGGACTCGCGGATCCGTGCTGCCATGACGGCCAGCCGCTCCTGATCCCAGGCCACCTTCTTGGGCAGATCGGCGATCACCACCACGCCGGCATCTTCGATCCGAACCGTGCCGCTGGTCTTGCCCTGCGCAGCCCGTTCGGCCTCGGTCGCAGCGCCGTAGCGCTGGCCGATCCCGGCCTCGAGCCGGTCCCGCAACCGCTTGAGGCGCGCGGCTTCCGCCAGCGCCGCCTCTTGCAGCGTAAGCAGCAGCTCGGGCGGCAGGGCGGCAATGTCGCCGATGGCGAGGCGGTCGAGATCGTCGAGGCCGGGGGTGTTTGTGAGCTGCGGGCCGGCCGGAACATCGGCGGAGGGGAACGGCATGGCCATCAGTGCCCCTCCCGCGTCAGTGCTGCATCGACGGCGCAGTCCGTTCCGACCGCCCCGGCTTCACGGGCCAGACGGTGCAGCTTTTCCAGTGCGGAGGACCGCTGGATGGCCACTGAGAGTTCGGCATTCGCGGCGACGATCGCGATCGCGATATCATCGACACTCGCGATCTCGACGGGCAGCGGCTCGATGGCAATGCCGGGACGCCACGACGTGGGGATTACCTCCGGCAGGTCTTCGAGGCTGCGGAAGGCCCGGCGCAGGCGCACAAGAGGGCCATTCGGTTCGGTCATGGCGGGATCTCCGGTCATGGGGGTGGCCGGTTTCCCAGCCAGGGCGAAGTAAAGGGAGGGCGGGAGCCGATCCCCGATCCAGGCGAGCGTGGCGCGCATCAGGCGGCCTCCTCTGTGACGATGAGCTGAGAAAACGGGATCGGCGCATTGCGGGGCTTCGTCCGCGCGATGGCGAGATAGGCGAAGCGGTCCGGGCCGACGCGCACCTGCACCAGGTGGACCAGTGCGGCGTCGAAGGCGCGGTATGCGGCGCTGGCCAGCGCCCCGAGCCTGCGACGCTCCGGCTCCGACAGGGTCGAAATCACCGCAGTGGTGTCGATGCCGAGGAAGCCGCGATGGTATTCCAGCCGGTCGCCGGGCACGGCCTGGCCGATCCAGGCGCAGAATTCGATATCGGTCAGCGGCCGGGGCCGGATCGGGGTGAAGGTGGTTGGGGGCATGACGAACATCTCCATGTCGATCCTCTACTCACGCGGCCTGCGAACCGTCCCACCGCGCCCCGAACCCGCGCATGGCGAGGTCGAGCCGCAACCGGGCGATGTGGCGGTAGAGGGCGGAACGGGAGACCCCCTTGCGGCTGACGATTTCGGCGATGGCGCAAGTGCCGAGTGCGGCGCAGAGGCCGCGCACGTCTTCCGGCAGGTCGCCCAGCGCCCGGGCGAGGTCATTCCGAAGCTCGGCATCTTCGGTCACGCACCGGTCCTGGCCGTGCCAGGCGGCAAGCCCGTCCGCTTCCGCGAGCAGCCAACCGAGCGGCTCGTTCCCGCCAGTAATGGGCGCATCGAGCGACAACAGCGTGCCGCCCTGCGCCCGCCGTCGGCCGTGATGCCGGATCGCTATCCGCGATGACTGGTTGCGCAGGACGATGTTTGCGAAGGCGCCGATGCTGCCGCGGCGCGCGTCATAGCCCGGCAGACGACAGATCAGGTCGACCAGCAGGTCCTGACGGAGGTCGTCGAGATCGGCAGCGGGCAGCACCAGCTTGCGGTGCAGGCGGCGCGCAGCGGCCTCGGCTTCATCGATCAGCGAGGACAGGTCGCCAGGGGTAATCGGAGGGTGCATGGTGGAAGCCTCGGAACAGTGTTGCTGTTGTTCCGAGACTGCCGGGCGACCGCCCCTGGTTGGCGGGAATGGCGCGGGAAAATCGTGGGTGAAACGTGGATCGCGTCAGTCGCGAATGTCGATATCGCCCTTCGCGAGGCCGATCGTCATGCCACGACCACGCACGGTCTTTACAAGATCAAACGCCTGTGCGCGCGACAGGCCGTGACTCTCGAGTTGATCGCGCAGTTCGTTCATGACGTCGCGGTGGCTTGCCCGGTTGGTGCGGGAATGAAGCTCTTGGTAGGTGAGCATGACTTCGCCAGCGACGACCTTCTCGGCCGCCTCGGAAAAGGCGTTGAAACCGGTCATCGAAAGCACGATGTCGCGGCCGTCGAGGCGCAGGACGCGTCGTGCGCGGAAAATCTGAAGGCGCGGTGCTGGAGCCAGTTCGGCACCGACGACATTGGCTGTGGAGCGAGGGGCAACAACCAGGCGGTCCGGTTCCAGCCGCTCTGATCCGGCATTGTCAGGGACGAGGACATCGTCAAGGTCCGCAGTCGAAAGACCCGCCTCCTTCAGGCGGAGGACAACCGGCGCGCCGAACTCGTGAGCGATCAGGATCGCGCTGTTGCTTCCGACCGCCGCCTTGATCGCGAGGAGCGCTCCAGGCGCTTCGAGAAGGTGGGCAGTGCGGCAGAGCACGACCGCGACCCCCGAGGGCGTGGCTCCGATCGACCAGATGCCATCGACGATCTGATCGACGCTGCCCGACATGCCGCCACTGGCGGCGATCCTCACCGCCAGCTTGTCAGGGTCAATGCTGAAGCGTTCCAGATCCTGCTCGTCGAGCACGAGGTCTTCTGCGGCGTCGTTTGGACAGCAGGCGCGCAGTTCGCCGCCGACCATGCGGATCGGGCGGGCATCAAGACCGCAGTCGCAGTGGGCGCAGAGCGACCAGCTGTCGACGCGCCCGTGCTCGATCAGGACGCGTGCACGCAGCAGCCGGTCGCGCTCGCGCTCGGGAAAACGGCGCAGCGCCCGACCCGAGATCGAGACCTGCGGGCCGCCCTCATTCAGCCGCTTCCATAACCAGGCCAGCATCGCGGTCCTTCTCGAGCCCGTGGCGCGCGATCAGCGCATGGATCGCCTTCTCGAATCGCGTCCGGCGGAAGGCGAGTGTCCCCGGCGGCTTCAGCTTCACCGTGACCTGCGCCGGTCGCTTCGTCTCGGTCTTGAAGAACGCCCGGAAGGTAATCTCGCCGAGGCGCCAGCCCTTGCCGAACCGCACCTCGCTGCCCCGGAAGTGCTGCAGGGCGCCGGCGACATCCTTCGATTCCCATGTCCGGACGTAGCGCCATTTCGCCTCCTCCTCGTCCCATTCGAAATGGTCGGCGGCCGCGGCCACGATCCGCACCTCCAGGATGCGTTCGTCGTAGCGGTGGTCGAAGGCGAAAGCCGGACCGGCGTCGCTGATCGGATCGAGTGTGTAGAGGTCGCGCGCGTCCTTCCCCGAAAAGAAGCCGGGCCTCCCGAGGACGTGTTTCGCGAAGATCTCGGCGAGATCGGCCTGCTGAGCCTTCACGACGCCGCCGATGAACAGCCGCGCCTCGGCCGGGGAATAGCGCAGCGTGGCGTATTTCACGGCGCGCAACGGGATGATCCGCTCGCGGTCGCCATCCACCACCGGGGTCGTCGCGACCGGCGCCCCGTGGCTGACCACGAGGTTGATCTCGCCGTCCTCCTCGTAGGGCCCAAGGCGACAGTATTCGCCCTGAAGGTCGCGGGCGAAGAGCTTCATCGCCGCGGACTTGAAGGCCGTCGTCAGCTCCTCAGTCAGATCGGCGCCGACATCACGCTCGGGACCGCGGAACTCGGCCAGCGCAGTCGGGGCACGCAGCGCCTGAAAGTCCGCCGCCGCCTCGAAGACGCGATGGTGATGCAGATAGGTGTGCAGGGCGACATGCTTCGGGTCGTGCTTCGCGGGGGCTGGATCGTCCCCGTCCGGGTCCGGGTCGGGATAAAGCACGACGCTCTGCCGGCGGGCCTCGCCCAGGATGATCTGCATCCCCTCATTGCTGCCGAGGTCCGCCACCCGGTGCAGATCGGCGACCAGCCCCTCGTTCCAGGCCGTGACCGCCTCTCCGAAATACTTCGCGAGCGCCGTCCGGGCGGTAGCAGCATCACCGTCGAAGGCGACCGGGATCGCCTCTTCGCCGAAATGACGGACGAAGAGGGCCCGCATCAGCTCCGGATCGACGGTTTTCACGAACTTCGGATTGACGAATTTCTTGAGATCGGAACCCACGGGAATACCTCGCAATCTGCCGGCTTGTTCCGATTACGTTCTAGCTGCGCATACAACCGTGAGTCGAGTCCGGATGCCGCGCTCTGCCGCGGCGCGCTGTCGCGGGACGATCTGGACACCTGGTGAGTAGAGGCAGGGCAAGCCTGATGGGATTTGTCCGCATGAAACGCCCGAACCCGCTCCCCCCCGACCGGCTGACCGCCGCTGAGCGACGCACGGAGCTGTGCGGCCTGCTGGCGCTCGGGCTGGTGCGGCTGCGGCTGCGGGAACGATCCAAACTATCTGACGACGGCGGAGAACGTTGCCTACACTCTCCGCCCGACCAATGCCGTCATGCAACTCCGACACATCGGAGAAACGCATGACGACCCCCGACCCGATCCCCGCGCGCCTGGCGGCGCTGAAGACCACACCGACGCCGGAGTTGAAGTCGCAGTGGCGCGACCTGTTCGACATCGAGCCACCGCCGTTCAACCGCCGCTATCTCGAAAGCCGGCTGGCCTACCGCATCCAGGAGCTCGCCTATGGCGGGCTGAAGCCCGCGACGGTCCGGCGGCTCGAGCGGCTCGGTGAGGAACTGGACGGTGGCGACAAGAGGAAGCGCGGCATCCGCGCTGACCGCGACCGTCCTATCACCGGCACGCGATTGCTGCGCGAGTGGCAGGGGGTCGAGCAGGTCGTCACCGTCACGGCCGACGGCTTCGAGTGGCAAGGGCGGCCCTACAAGTCGCTGTCCGCCATCGCTCGCGCCATCACCGGCACGCGCTGGAATGGCTGGACCTTCTTCGGCCTCAGGAACCATCGGGGACGGGCATGACAAAGCAGCCGCAGAAACCGAAACTCGTCCGCAAGCTGCGCTGCGCGGTCTACACACGGAAATCTTCCGAGGAAGGGCTGGAACAGGAGTTCAACAGCCTGCACGCCCAGCGCGAGGCCTGCGAGGCGTTCATCGCCAGCCAGCGCTCCGAAGGGTGGGTGCTGGTCCGCGATCAGTATGACGACGGCGGCATCTCGGGCGGCACGCTGGAGCGGCCCGGATTGAAGCGTCTGCTGAAAGACATCGAGGACGGGCTGGTCGACGTGGTCGTGGTCTACAAGATCGACCGGCTCTCGCGCTCGCTGGCCGACTTCGCCAAGCTGGTCGAGGTGTTCGACCGCAACGGCGTGACCTTCGTATCGGTCACGCAGTCGTTCAACACCACAACGTCGATGGGGCGGCTGACGCTGAACATCCTGCTCTCGTTCGCGCAGTTCGAGCGGGAGGTGACGGCCGAACGCATCCGCGACAAGGTCGCGGCCAGCCGCAAGAAGGGGATGTGGATGGGCGGGGTGCCGCCCCACGGCTACCGGGTCGAGAACCGGAAGCTGGTGGTCGACGAAGAAGCCGCTGCGCATGTGCGCTGGATTTTCGCCCGCTTCCTCGAGATCGGCTCCTGCACGGAACTGGCGCGGGAGGTCGGCACGCGCGGCATCCGCACCTCGCGCGGCAACCGGATCGACAAGAAGTACCTCTACCGGATGCTCAGCAACCGCGCGTACATCGGCGAGGCGGTTCACAAGGGCGACAGCTATCCCGGCGAGCACGACGCCATCGTCGACCGCGAGACGTGGGACCGCGTCCACGCCATCTTGCAGGAGAGCCCGCGCAAGCGCGCCGCGCGCACCCGCGCCGAGACGCCCGCGCTGCTGAAAGGGCTGCTCTATGGCCCAGATGGCGCGGCTTTCTCGCCGACGCACACGCGCAAGGGCGGCAAGCTCTACCGCTACTACGTCAGCCAGACGGTGCTGAAGCACGGCGCCGGATCATGCCCGGTCGGCCGCATCCCCGCAGGTGAGATCGAGGCCGCCGTCATCAACCAGTTGCGCGCCGTGTTCCGCCAGCCCGAGATCGTGGCGGGCACAGGGAAGACCGCGCGGGTGCAGGACGGCGAGATCACCGAGGCCGATGCCCGCGCGGCGCTGACCCGGTTGGACCCGCTGTGGGACGAACTCTTCCCGGCCGAGCAGGCGCGCATCGTGACGCTGCTGGTCGAGCGCGTCGAGATCGGCACCGAAGGTCTGAACGTCCGGCTGCGCATGGACGGGCTGGCCGGGCTGGCGCACGAAATCACCACCGACATTGGAGTAGCCGCATGACCCGCGCCACCCTGATCCCCGAGACCATCACCATCCATGTCCCGTTCCGCCTCGTCAAACGTGGTGGGCGGAAGGAGATGCAGGTGCCCGAGGGCGCCACCCAGCCGCGCCGGACGGACAGCTCGCTGGTCAAGGCGCTGGCCCGCGCCTTCCGATGGAAGCGGATGCTGGAATCGGGCGAGTTCGCCACCATCGCCGAACTGGCAGAGCGCGAGGGGATCGCGCCCTCCTACATGACCCGCGTCCTGCGCCTGACGCTGCTTGCACCGGAAATCGTCGAGGTGATCCTGCAAGGGCGCCAGCGTCCCGAGTTGACGATTGCAAGGCTACTGGAGCCGTTTGCGCTCCATTGGCACGAGCAGGCTTGCGACTTGGTGACCCTCTGTCGGGATGAGCGGGGAGCCAAGGAGGCTTCGACTGCCACAGGAAGCTTGAGAACATAGAGTGAACTTCGTACTATCCGGTTGGCCGCATTCGGCGAGTCTGTCAAGGTGCGGATCAACCGGCACGGAAGAACCGGCAAGGAGGGATAGATGGACAGCATCGAGAAACGAAAGGCCCGAGGCGCGTTCTTCACGCCCCCGGAGATCGCGCGCTATCTTTGCGATTGGGCTGTCCGCAAACCCACCGACACCGTGTTCGAGCCTTCGTGTGGCGAAGCCAGCTTCCTCATGGCAGCGGGAGAGCGGCTGCGGGCTCTCGGGGCTGACCCCTTGTTCTGGAGTGAGCATTTGCAGGGGGTGGAAATATTCGATGCCTCTGCCCGCAACGCCAAGGCTCTCCTGCAGGAGGCTGGCTTCGACGCCCGCGTGTCTGTGGGTGACTTTTTCGAGCATGATCCGCCGGTCACATATGACGCCATCGTGGGCAACCCGCCCTTTATCCGCTACCAGAACTTCACTGGCGCAGCCCGGTCCCGAAGCCTGGAAGCCGCCCTTGCTCAGGGTGTCCGGTTGTCGGGGCTCGCCAGTTCATGGGCGGCATTCGTCGTAAAGGCGGCGCTTCACGTCGCTCCCGGCGGACGGCTCGCGCTCGTGCTGCCTGCCGAACTGCTGAGCGTCAACTATGCGCAGGAGGTCCGGCGTTTCCTGCTGCGCCGCTTCGGGCGCGTCCGCCTCATCATGTTTGAGGATCGAGTGTTCCCCGGCGTCCTTGAAGAGGTGGTCTTGCTGCTCGCGGACGGGACCGGAGGGGCGTCCTGTCTCGAAGTCCACCAGACAAAGGACGTTCGCTCGTTGGCGTCCGTCGAAATGGCCGAATGGATCCAGCACACGCCCAGCGGGGACAAGTGGACGAATGCCCTTGTCGCAGAAGAAGCCTTCGCCACTTACCAAGGTTTGATCGATGAGCGCTTCGAGTTAATGCGCGAATGGGGTCGCCCATACTTGGGTGCCGTGACCGGCAATAACAAATACTTCTCGCTGTCACGGGCTGACGCCGTCGTCCATGGACTGACCGACGCGGATCTTGTCCGCATATCGCCGCCAGGCGCGCGACACCTGCGAGGGCTTACTTTCACTGATGCAGTGTGGAAACAGCTGGCCAAGGAGGGCGCGCGCTGCTTGCTCCTGTACCCGGGTGACAACCCGTCTGCAGCGGCGCTGCGCTACATCGAGGCCGGGGCGGAGGCGGGCGTGTCTGGAGCCTACAAGTGCCGGGCTCGCAGCCCCTGGTGGCGGGTTCCCCTTGTCGAGTCACCAGACCTGTTCCTGACCTACATGAACCACGACAGGCCGCGCCTCGTGACGAACGCGGCCGGGGCGCACATCCTTAACTCTGTCTATGGGGTTCGCCTTGCCGACGGCAGGCGCGAGGTCGGACGTGATCTCCTGCCCATCGCCAGCCTGAACAGCATCACGCTGCTTGGTACGGAAGTAGTCGGGCGCGCCTACGGGGGCGGGCTTTTGAAGATGGAGCCGAGAGAGGCGGACAACCTGCCGCTGCCATCGCTCGCGCGCATCCGGGCTTCAGAACAGCAACTTCGAAATGCCAGGCCACAACTTGCAAGCGCGCTACGCCGGGGCGACGTAGCTTTGGCGGTTGAAACGGTGGACCGCATCATCTTGGCGGATGTACCTGAAGATGATCTAAAGGCACTGAGGCTGGCTCGCGAGATGCTGTTCCAGCGTCGACGCGCACGGGGGAAGGGTGTCGAGAGTTGATCGGCTCATAGAAGCAGCACTGAAGTCCGCCGGAGACAAGCCGGCGGAGACCGCCAACGCACCCGTGAAGAAGGCATACAGCGAGAAGATATCGAACGTCGTCGCCCTCGCCATTGCCGAAGAGCTGAGGTCACGCGGCTTGAAGGGTGCCCGGCCGGCGCTGCCCGGGGAGTTGGACACGTCCGGAGCTGAGCGGCGGATGGCAGGGGGCATCGGTGCTAAGAAGGTCGACGTGACATGGGCGACGGAAGAGGCGGGTCTGATCCTCGGCATCTCCATCAAGACCATAAACTTCCGCGACAGCCGCACCAAGAACTTCCAGAAGAACTTGACCAACCGGCGCGGCGACATGCTGTTCGAGGCGGTCACCCTGCACCGCCGCTTTCCCTACGCAGTCTTGGGCGGGCTCTTCTTCCTTGACCAGGGCGCCGCCACTGACGGCACCGGCCGGCGCCGATCCACATTCTTGAATGCTCACACCCGGCTCCGCCTGTTTACTGGCCGAGATGACCCTGGAGGGCGGGATGAGCAGTATGAGCGGCTGTACATCGTTCTTCTGGACGCCTCCTCTGGCCATGCCAACTTCACTGCCTACCTCGTCGGGGAACCCGACACGCCTGTGCCAATTTCCGACGCGCTGGATGATCTGTTGCAGGTGACGGCCATCCGCAACCCGGACTTCTATGACTATGCGAACGGCGAGCTTGGCCCCCTCAGTGGCTAG